AGAAGAAGAAACAGTTGCCTTATGGCCTGATCGTTTCTCTCTCGAAGAACTTCGCAGACGAGAACGCCTTAACCCCAGAGAGTTTGCATCTCTCTATCAACAGTCGCCCTATATCGAGGGTGGTAACATTATCAAATCAGATTGGTGGCAATCATATCCAGACGACTTATCCCCAGAGAATTTTCAAACCCTCGTCATTGGCGTGGACACAGCTTTCAAGAAAACCGAAACAGCCGACTACTCCGTAGCAATTACGGCAGGGATCGACAGAAACGGAGACATTTATATCGTAGACATTATGCGAGGGAAGTACGACTTCCCAGAACTGAAGCAACGACTGATACGCTTGAACAATAAGTGGAGAGGCAAAGGTCTTCGTGCCATGTACATTGAAGACAAAGCATCTGGTCAGTCTATCCTCCAAGAACTCAAGCGAGAGTCTGGCATGTCTGTGATCCCCTACAAAGTCGTCAATGATAAAGTAGCCAGAGTAAACTCAGTCCTTCCTCTCATAGAAGGTGGACGTGTCTTCCTTCCACAATCATCCGACTGGCTAGACAGTTTCGTAGATGAAGCCGTCACCTTTCCCAACGGAAACCATGATGACCAAGTAGATGCCCTGTCTATTACTTTAGATGTTCTTTCAAGAACATCTATCTCTGTAGACGCATGGGAGCTTCAAGGAGATGCTTCCCAATCTCTCAACAACTCAAACAACATAGAAACTTTCGGAAAGTCTCTAAAACTCCACGTTAGTAAGGCACTCCCTAAATGGGCAGGTTGGGGAACACTGTAGGACGACAACAATTAACTAAAGAGGGTAAAACAACAGTATGGCACAGTCAGGCGTAACTCAAAACTATAGATCGGCAAATTATCAAGCTGGACCAAACGAAGGTGTGGTCTGCGACTTATCAGAGTATGCAGAAAAGCTTGTTGCTTATGAAGACATCTCTTCCCTCTTAACAGAGGAACAGGAGCGTAAGATCGTGGACTATGTGAAGTCTATGGTCGATATGTCCTACTATAAAATTTCCAAACGATATGACCATTGGAAAGAAGCTGACCGAGCCCATGATGTGTATGTGCCACCAGAGGCCACAGAATACCGAGAGAAGGCCGTTATCGCAGACACTAGGGCAATAGCCGATACAGTCTTAACGTACATGATGGCTGCTCTATCGGGCAGAAATCCTATGTTTCAGCTAGAGGGTATGAACAGGAAGTCTCGACAGTCCTCTATGATCCTAGAAAGGGTGCTTCATCAGCAAATGAGAAGGACAGCAGGGGAAGCCAGACTAGCTCAAATGCTCCTTGATTCAATCCGTTATGGCTTCGCCCCAACGAAAGTTGTATGGGACGCAAAAACAAATCAGAATAAAATTGTCAACTTCGATCCTAGAAGAGTTTTCCCTGACCCTCGTGTGTCTTGGGGCGACTGGGATAATATGCAGTATATCTGTTTCTCTGACTATGTGAGCTTCAACTCCCTTCTTTATTCTGGCTTATATCCCAAACTTAAAAAGTTCCCTGCCCTTCGCCACAAGATGACGCCACCTAAGAACGCATGGAACGCCCACCACTTCCATAAGGAAGAAGGTCGTGGTCTTTCAATCGACCCTGCTCAACCTCATCAGAGAGAGCGTTCTGACCATGCTTATTTTACTTTAGGGGATGCTCGTGTCGTTGATGAAACATGGGTACGCTTATCTGGTTATGAGATTGGCATACCTTCAATCGAACAAATTTATTTAGTTATTACAATCCTAGACGAGAACGTAGTCATTCGTATGCAACTCAACCCATACGGACAGCAATTTCCAATCGCTATTGGTGGTCTTTACCAAGATACTCATAAGACCTATGGGCAGTCTTTGTATGACCTCTTGCTCCCAATGCACGACATCGCAACGTATCTTCTACGTTCTCGCATCGACAACGTATCGGCTGCACTCAATAATTTGATCTTTGTTGATCCGACCCAAGTGTCTGTCACAGACCTTATCGACAGAAACCCTTGGGGAGTTGTTCGCACATTACCTGGAACGAAGCCAGGTGATGGCGTCTTTATCGCTCAAGTCCCAGACGTAACTCGTGGACACTTTAATGACATCGCTGCCATGTCTGAATTTAAGCAGAGAGTTTCTGCTGCCTCAGACGCACAACAAGGTATGCCTACCTCAGACGGCATACGAACAGCCACAGAAATCCAGCGTCTTACTCAACTTGGATCACAGCGTCTTGGTGTGATCTCTCGTGTGATGTCTGCCACCACAATCCGACCAATGGTCAGAATGATGGTTGGAAATATTCAAGATGCACTAACGATGGAAGGATCAATTAAGATTGATCCATCCAATATGCCAACACAATTATCATCAGTCGTGGAGGACGGCTACCTCGATTATGAAGTATCCAAAGACCTGCAAGGCGACATTGACTATTTAGTTATAGACGGAACACTTCCACTCGAACCTACTCGTAACGCAGAGACTTGGATGAACATGCTACAGATCATGCAACAGACTGGTCTGAATATGGAATATGACGCAGGTCAAATTGCAGAAGAAGCCATACGAGCTATGGGTATAACAGACATGGACAGGTTTAGAATTAGCGAACAGGAACTCCAAGCAAAAGGAGCTTCCCCATCTCAGCAAGTTTCCATGATGGAAAAGATGAGAGGTGCGAATGTGCAATCCAACCAAGACGTTCAAAACCAAGTACAAAAAGGAAATTTAGTTCCACTACAGCAAGCGAGGAGATAATGAGTGAAGCCCAGAGACAGGCTCTCGAAAAAGAAGTGGATGTGAAAACATCTCAACTTATCGAGGTTTCTAACAGTCTTGAGAAAGCAGAAGCCAAACTAAGAGAGCAAAGATTACAAGAACAAATAGACGTTCTAAACAAAAAAGTAACCACACTTACAGGAGCGATAACGGACATGGAGATGAAGATATCGAACAGTACACAGGACGACAAATACGCTCTGACTAAGGCAAAGTTAATCCGATTAATGAAAGATTTGGGGTATTACGAATAATGGCACAGACAACTCCTAAAGGCGAACAGATACAGTTTGTCTCATCGAAGACAGGCACACATAATCTCGACACATATCTTGAAGCAGCAGAGATCGGAAACCGACAACTGCATGATCTTCTCGATGATATGTTTGACTCGTCAACTGGGGTGTTTAAGGCTGACAACTTCCAATTTCAATTTGATGCGACTACTAAAAAAATCCAAGTTCGAGTTGGTCAGTACGCAAACCCAAATTCAGGCTGGACTGATCTCACAACTTTTTTCAACCCTCGTGGGGTTTTCACCAACTCAACAGCTTACAAAAACTTTGACCTTGCTACACTGTCTAACAATGATATTTACTTAATTCATGGATTTACTGGCTCTGCTCAAGCTAATGGTCAGGCTTTTGCTGACGAAGCTTCTTTAATAGCTAGTGCCAATACTACTAAGCTTGTAGACGTATCTGGAGCACAGGAATGGGCAACCAAGACTGGAAGTGCTGTATCTGGCACTGATTTCTCAGCAAAAGAACATGCTGTCGGCACAACAGTAACCACTGGTTCTGCCAAAGACTGGGCTACTAAGTTAGGAACTGCTGTTGTGGGAACTGATTTTTCTGCAAAGTATAATGCAGATGCTGCCGATCAACATAGAGCGACTGCTTTACAAGCCCAAACTACAGCAGGTGAACACAAATCCGATGCACAAAAGCTGGCAACTACTGCTCACAACTCTCAATTTACGTTAGCTGACGGAGTGACTACTGGCTATTCTGCTTTACACTACAACACTGAAGCATCGGCACATAACGTGTCTGCTGGAAACTCTGCTACTGCTGCTAATAATAGTTCTATCTCTGCAACGGCATCAAAAGATACTGCTACCAATGCAAGAGATGATGCAGTAAAGCTTGCCTTAGAACCATTAAACTCAACATTCACTTTAAATAACGGAACACAAGGAAAGTCTGCCCTGCACTATGCTACTGTAGCACAGACGCTGTATGATAACTTTAACTCCACCTATCACGGAGCTAGTCAAAATCCTCCATCAACAAACGTAAACACAGGTGATTTATTTTTTAGCACCAATCCAAACGCTTCTATCGGAAATGCTCTTTATGTTAAGACAGATAGTGCGTGGGTAAAGACAAGCCCACAGTATTCTTCTAACAGAACTGTCCATAACCACACTTCAGGAAGCAGTCATGCAGAAACTGTTGCTGGGACGGCTGGCTTTATTGACGTCTATTTAAATGGGGTAAAACTTGCTCCAGCAGATTTTACTGAAACCTCGGTATCTGGTGGAATAATGGTAACTGTTAGTGGCCTAAATACTGGCGACATCATTGAATACATTGCTTGGGAAACTTTTCAAGTTGGTGGTCTTGGTACAGCTTCGACTTTAAATGTTGGTATCGCTTCAGACAATGTTGCCCAGTTTGACGCAAATATCGCAGACGATGACTTTCTTAGAATTAACGGAACAAAAGTTGAGGGTCTGTCAGTTACTGAAATGCCATTCTTGCAAGGAACAGTTGCTTCTAACGTAGCTTCAATAGATACTTCTTACACTGGTGGGTTCAGGGCAGACACAAAGATAGGTGTCGGAATAGACCCTACCTACGCAATACATACTTCAGGTGCTAGTGCAGCAGACACTTCGATTTATTTAAAAAGAACAGACGCTGGTACAACCAACCCTCCTGTTCTTTACTACGAGGCAAATGCTGGAGCTAATGATAACGCAGACTTAGGTGGTATTTGGTTTCAAACAAGCGTAGATAACAACGCTTATGCAATCATAAAAGCAAAGACAGACGATGCGACTGGTACATCTGGTAAGTTAGAATTTACTACAGGAACTAGTGCTCTTACCAATACAACTGATCCTAAGATGGTCTTAGACTCAGAAGGTAGACTGGGTCTTGGTATGGATGTAGATGCCAATGTAACTGGTCCAAGATATGAATTGGATATAGTGGGGGATGCTACACTTTTAGGCTTACAATCAACAACCAACGCTACTTATATTCGCTGGAGAAATGCACAAAGCACGTCAACTTCAACTGGTCTTATGTGTTATGAAGATCAAAAGTTTAGATTTGAACCTAGCATAGGTGAAAATTCTGCTGGTGCTTATCATTTTAGTATTGGGAGTGTTATTGATTTTCATACTGGCTATGTAGAAAGTAACTCGAATTATACTATTACTTCATCTACTTTTGCCCCATCCACTAGAAATACTATTACAGCAGATTTTACTGGTGGTTCAGCAACAAATGTTACCTCTTTTCGACTTAATCAAATTGATACGATGATTGGAGATAATGCTCACTGGTTTACTTTAAGAGTTAAAATGGGAGCTACTGTGTACGCCATTCAGTGGACTGGAACATCGGGTAACGCAGACGAAGTTACAGTTAATTGGGCTGGTGGAGCAGCACCAGTGCAAGCAGCAAACACGACAGACCTGTATGGTTTTTGGTGTCCAGGTACTGGTGGTGGAGCTACTGTCGCAGACAGAACTGTCTATGGTTTTATCATTGCACAGGATATAGGATAATGGGTGGGAAAAGACTACTTTATGCTGCTAAAGGATCACCTCCCCCTTTTGTTGAGGATGTTTTCTCAAGTGTTTCCTACATAGGGAACGCATCGCAAAATCGTGACGTTCCTATCCCTCCTCCTTTTGATGTGACAACTGGAGAATTTTTGGTATGGGTATGGTCTAGGGAGCTTACTGCTGTACCTTTTAGTATGTGTAATACACTGGATGGAGCAAGTGCCAAATGGAATGGAGCATCAGGTGTACACGTCAATGCCCCTAGTAACCATTTTACAAACCTAAGAGTGAATACTGGCAACCTCGTAACTTCCCCTCATCACATTAGAATAGGGAGCGATAGTGATGTGAATGGCAGTAACTATGGCTACCACATGCAATTATTTAAAAAAGCCCCTCGCTTTTTTGACATGATCCAATACACTGGAAATGGACAATCTTCTCAAATTATCGACCATGAACTAGAACTTGTTCCACATTTCGGTTTTGTGAGTATGAAAAGCAATAGTGGACTGGGTTCTCCCTATGTCCATCTCAATGCTTTTGTAGCAACTAGGAAATGGAATACAAATGATCTTGAGTATCAAGTAAGTTCAACAAACTCATCTTTTTGCTTAGACAACAACAACTCAGCAGCAAATCAACAATGGGAATTAGGCAATGTTGGTACTAATGGTCTTGCATCTAATACACAAATAGACGTTGCTAAAATTAATGCAGCAACAGGCTCTTACGCAAATGCCACTAACAAAAGTGGGTATGATTACACAATCTATCTCTTTGCCCACGACCCACACCCTGCTGGTGTTATAAAACAGCATTATTTCGTTGGGAATGGGGGGAGCTCTGCACTAAATATAGATGTAGGATTTGAGCCTCAGTTTCTAATGATGCGTCATGCAGGTTTGTCCAGATATTGGTACAACTTTGATACCATGAGAAGATGGCCTCATGTAGTTAAAGGTTCAACACATGATAATACAGACAAGGCTTCTATAGGTGTTATGGGAAATGCTAATACTAAAGTAACAGAGCAACTTGATGGTATTTACCCGAGATACTATGGGTTTGATATTGATACCAATAATACCGACTTTAACTATAACCAGAGTGCAGGTGGTGCTTTTTGGTACATGGCTATTAGAAAAGGTGGGATGCACAGACCAAAAACAAATGCAAGTGAAGAAGTCTTTGGACATTCAGCCTACACAGGAAATAGTTATACATGGAATAAAAGTTTTGGCAGTGCTTCACTAATGACTGGGGTAGACGCTATCATTCATTTAAAAAGACAATCTGGTGATTACAATGTCCTTTTCACTCGTCTTAGGGAGCAAAGGGGAAAGCATTTAGATGGAACAAGTACAGAGTGGCAACCCTCTTCTTTTGGTATAACAGCTGCACGTAGTTTTCACTCATTAGTCCTTGGTAACAATTATAGCACAACCCCTTATGCTTATGAAACGGCAGATAGCAGATATTATAATGTCTACAACAGTGACACTGCCTTTAATCAGAATGGCACAAACTATATAAATTTTGGTTTTAAAAGGCGAAAAGGGTTCTTTGATATTGTTGTTTACAAAGGCGATGGAACTGCTTCGCAATCAATCCCTCATCAACTGCAAACAGAGCCTTGGCTTCGCATGGTCTTTCCACTTTCTTTCAATAGTGATTCGTATGCCCATCAGTATTACATGCCGAGAGATAATTATTTAAAAGCGAATGATTCTGCCCTCATGGCTAATGGTGGGAAGATGTGGGGAAATCAATGGGCAGACGCTAATTATTTTTATGTAGGGGATGACAGTGTTGGTAATGCTGCATACGAAACAACCAACAAATCTGGTGAAACTTACATGGCATTGCTTTTTGCAAAAACAGACGACACTCATATAGTGCATGGGGCTTATTCTGGTAGCTTCCCTTCTAGGATAGTAGGGCTACCTTTTTCCCCTCGATTCATGCTTTTCAAAAAAAAGGATGGGGGTTTGTCGACTGGAGAACCAACGCCAGAATGGTGGTTGTTGACCCAAGCATTAGGATTTGGTGGAACTGGTAATGATTATTGGCTTCCCCTCAGTAGCAATGGTGCTGAACAAAATAATTTAAATATAATTCAAACATCTAATGGTGCTACATACGAATTTAGAGGATTAAATTCATCGTACCCTCTAAACAATGCGAGTGCGACATCAAGTTATATCTATATGGCTATCGCTTAAAGGAGACAATATGATTTACAGACATAAAGAGACAGGTGAGATTAAAGCAAAAGGTGAGTGGACAAGGATACACGCTCCCAATGTTTCTTTACCTTCAGCATGGAACGAATCTATCCTTGAGTATCTTAAGCTAGAATATGTTCATTCAATCCCTCAACCAGAAACATCATCCTCAACTAAGGTTGTTGTCACTGACGGAATTGGGAAAAGCACAATGGACATGGCAGACGGCTCAAAAGAAGAAGTCTGGGTTGAGAAATGGAAAGAAGTAGATCGGTTTTCTGATATTAAAGACAAAGACGGAAAGGTAACAAAAACAAAAGCAGAGCAAGATAAAGAGTACCAAGACCAACAAGACAAAAGCACTATTCAAGAATGGAGAGAAAAAAGAAAACCTCTTCTCGAAGAAGCAGACTGGCAAATCAATATACTTTTAGATGCTGGCTCAGACGCATCTGCTTGGCGTACCTATCGACAGAAACTTCGTGATATAACCAAACAATCCATTTCATCAATAACATGGCCGACAAAACCAAGCTAGGAGAATAAAATGACAAGAGCAAAAGATATGGCAACCCTTGGCGATTCAGCCTCGGATTTAAAAACTAAAAAAGCAGAAGGGATTGTAACGGCTACAACTACAAATGTCATTGGCATCAACCACATGACAGACGGAGTAAAGGTCACAGAGTCTGAAGGTATAGCTAGTAATGACAATGATACCACAATCCCCACAAGTGCAGCTATAATAGATCACCTTACTTCGTTTGCCCCCAATGCAACTCTAGCTCTAAAAGCCCCCATATTAACACCTGTGTTTCAAGGCAAAGTAACCCTTGACACCCAAGGTGTAGAGTTCAGTGATGGCACGTCTTTGACGACAGCACCTAGTTCTGGAGGTGGAGGTGTATCTACTGGAAAAGCAATCGCAATGGCAATCGTATTTGGATAAAGGAGTAAAAAAATGACAGCCCCCAACATTGTAGACGTAACCTCCATCATAGGTAAATCTTATGGAGAGGTTCTAACATCAACCACAACTACTGAAATACTTAAAAACACAGACACAAACTCTGTTTATAAAATTAACACAGTCATTGTTTGTAACACAAATGGAACGAGTGGTTTAAACTGTACAGCAAGTCTTCGCAAAAATGCTAACACTAGGTTTGAATTTGCATCCACTGTATTTGTGCCAGCAGACTCCTCAATGGTTTTGATTGGGAAAGATAGCCCTATCTATCTTGAGGAAAACGATAGCATTGATGCTGGTGGGAATAGTGCTCTTACAATGATTATTTCTTATGAGATTATTTCGTAATGTCAGTACAAGCCTTTGGAACACTATCATTAAGGGACAGCACGAACCCTATATTTAGGGCTAACCAAAATGCTGGTCTTTCTACAAGCAATACTACTGGGAATAGTGCTACAAGTGAAAGAGCAAATGCCCATGATATTTATGGTAAATTTGACCCTAATGTAATGTTTAAAACTCCAGTAAAGAGAAAAGGGCAAGTCATAAGCAGGTATGAAGAACCTTATCGGTTTAATACCAGCTACTATAAAACTTATAAGAACACAGGTTCATCCATATCTACCATTGAGTCAGTAATGCCACATCCAACTGGTATGCAACGCTTAAAGAATACTTGGGAGCATCAAACTTCTATTGCGAGCCTTCCAATATTTATGGGAGCTTCTTCCACAACAAATACTAATATGAACTCCACAACCTATACGGCTACTTTTAATGCAAGGACAGCAGAAGAGCGTAGCCCCCATAGATATTATTTTGTTACATTTGCTTTCAGGGGCTGGAATTACGATGGTGGAAACACGACAGACAACTGGGTTAATAGCGTTTATATAAATGGGACAAGTATATCTAACTCATCTATGAGTTGGATAAGGACAGTGGACTCTGCTTACAACCAATCAGCAATGTATTATTTAAAAACACCAGCACATGGCAACATAACTATTCAAATATACTTCAAGGGTGAAATGGTAGGAGGAGGCCATGTTGTTTTATGGAGATGTGAAAACCTAACTAATTTTTATAGTGAACTGGCTTACGCTCAAAATAGCACAGACATGAGCCCTAACGTATACCACAATACATCTAGTAATTTATATACAGAATACTGGAGAAATGGTAATGGGGATTTTGCTAAAGCTGGATTTGGCTTATTTGTTAGTGCAACATCTAACACGAATACGACTATAAGACCTCCTAGTTATACCAGTAATTGGTCACTATCCGATAATGTTTTTGGTCAAGATACTGGTACAAGCGAGTATACGGCCTCTGCTGTGATGAATCGCTACACAGGTAATACAAATGATAGCTATAACACAAATACTGTGAGTTCAATAAATCCTGATCTTTGCTGGATTTCATTTATATGTCAGCCTAAAACACATTAATGTCAAATGACTGGAGAAACTTATGTCAGATAAATATAGCGTGTATCACACAGAAGCTGCCTTGCAAGAGGACAAGCCCCCTTTTACTGAGGAAGAAAGGAAAAAGGGACTGGTAGATTATGTTAAAGAAGATGGGAAGTGGGTAGGTAAATACCAAAGTGATGAGTCTGACTTTGACGGAACAATTAAATACCAAGAAGAGCCTGAGTTATGATCCACGACCTTACAACTGCAATCGAAAAAATAGACGAAATTGAAAAGCGTGTCCTCGTCTTAGAACACGAGACATCTATTCAATTCAAAGAACTTTTTATCCGTCTTAAACGGATAGAGGGACTACTTATAGGAGCAGCGTCTGCTATAATTATTTTACTTGCAACAATTTTATGGAGTATGTGATGGGAAAACAACCCAACTTAAAACCCTATATGGGGTCAATACCTCACAAAACCTCGTCTGGGAAAAAGGGGCATGGTGCTGTGATGGCTGGTAAGCCAATTAATAAAAAGAAACCTTCTAAGAAAAAATGAATCCAAAGGCATCGCTTAATGCGATAGATGCCCTTGTAAAAAGTAAAGGGTGGACAGTCATGCGTCAGGTAATGGAGGAGGAAATCGTTTCTTCTGCTATGGCAATCGCAGAAAATTCACAAATGACTTTGGATGAGATTAACTTTAGAAGAGGATCAATCTTTGCTGCAAAAGCATTGCTAGACCTACCCTCTAAACTTACATCGAAATTTAGTGCTGAAATTGCGTTAGGAGAGAAGGACGACAAAAGCAATCCCTAGAGTACATAATGCCATTACTTTCAATTTAAGGGGACGCTACGGCCTCCCAAGGAGATATAATGGCTATAAACGATAAAGAAATAATAGACTCAATTTCACAGGCAAAGCTCGGTACGCCCAACAATAAACCTGTTGAAGAACCAGTCCCACCAAAAGAGGCAAAAGCTAAAGACAGCAACGAAGACAAGGCATCTAGTAAAGCCAGTCCAACGACTGAAAACGACAAGATGAACGCTGAAGCTGTTGTTTATGAAATAGACATGGGTGATGGCAAGACGAGAAACATGACCCCAAAGCAAATCTCTTCGACCATGCAGAGATATGCAGCTTTAAACTACCAAAACGCAAACCTCAAACCAGTCAACGACTTAGTGGCTAAAATACTTAGAGCCAATCCAAATATGCAACCGAAAGACGTTGCAGGTACTCTTGAGAATATTTTAAAGGCAAGCAAGAAAAACCCTTCTATGGGCAATACAGAGGGCAACACCCCTGCAAAAGCTGGTGAGTCTTCTATGCAAGACCAAATGACTAAATGGGCTGAAGAAAATGCTATCAGCTTACCACCTGGATACGAAGCAATGATGACAGGCAATCAAACTGGCATGAGCACCATGAATGGTAGAATGGCTAAATTGGAGCAGATGCTTAGTCAGGTCTTAGCAAGATCGCAAGGTAATGTTGATGCAGCTAAAAGCACAATGGACAGTGCGAACAATATGCAAATTCAAGCTATGCAAAAGACTATTGCAAATAACATTGATAGAGTTCAGCAACAACTTGGTCTTCCAGACGAAGCTGCTCAAAACTTTCCTGTCTTCATGGCAGAGAGAGGATACACAATGGAAGACCTTATCGACCCAGGTCTTACTATCAAGTTAATGCAAGACTACAAAAATAACCTCAACTCTCCAGAAATGGAAAGACTAGTTGAGATTGCTAAGAAAAGATCAGCATTTACTGGCTCTCTAGGTAATACACCAGCTAGTGGATCAAATGAAACAGCCCCTACAGAAAGCCGATTTGATAAGTTCGCTGCATCAAAAATGGCTCAAAAGGGCATAGCTTAGTAACGAGTTTCATGTTGCCTCACCAAACTGCCCTCCCAAAAGGAGGGCGTTTTTTTATGGGGGATTATTATGTTAGAAGCTGTATTATATTTAGCACTTAATATTTACCACGAAGCAAGGAATGAGCCTATCTCTGGTCAGATTGCAGTGGCTGAAGTTACTCTTAATAGAGTTGATAGCCCCTATTATCCTGATACTGTAAAGAAGGTTGTTCTCCAGTCTGGTAAGAAATCTTGTGCATTTAGCTGGACTTGTGATGGGAAGTCAGACAAGCCCTATGAGAAAGAAGCGTGGAGAAAGTCTGTTAGAATAGCAGAAACAATGTTTGATGCGTACATGGAAGACGCAAGAGTAACAGTTGTTGGAGATCAAGCCCTATTCTACCACGCTTCCTATGTAAAACCTTACTGGCTCTCAGACGTATCGAAAATCAAAAAGATCGGCAGACATATATTCTATGGAAGAAAAGGATAGATACGCCCATTTAAACATGGGTCTTCTTGGAGAAGCAATATGCTTGACAAAGCTATTGAAGATGGGTGTCCCCTGTAATTTTGTGTATCTGCAAAAGACAGACATACTGGCATTAAACAACAACAAACCTGTAAGAGTGCAAGTAAAGTCTAGTCGGTACAGAAGAGCTTATGAAAGAAAAAGCAGAGGATACTGGACGTATCACTTTTCTGTATGCTCTGGGCGTCTGCCAAAAATCCCCTTAACAAAAAAAGACTGTGACATTGTTGCACTGGTTGCCATAGATATAGAGAAAGTTCTATTTTTTAATGTAGGTTTTTTTGGGAAAGGTCTGACTAAAAGGATACATCCTAGTAAGTTTTCTGAGGACTGTGAAAAAGAAAGTTGGACAAAATCTTTAATAGGGACGAACTAATGTAAAAATTAGTGTACGTTGCAATTAAGTCACAAGTACGCTACGGCCTACAGACTTATGAGTTAGTGAAGGTAATTCCACAATACTCGTCACATATTAAACCTTAACCTTAAGCCAAAGGAGATTTATCTATGGCAGCAATTCAAGGGATGAGAGGTACTGGCGAGTTCGGCACAGACTTCCGTCCAAAAAACTATAGGGAGCTTTTTACGCTTCTTGAACCTAATGGGAACGCACCTCTAAATGCGTTGTTATCTATGGGTTCGTCTGAGAGTACAGACGATCCAGAGTACAAAAATTTTAGAGATGAACTCCCAGACCGAGTTGTAACAGTTGATAATGGTGCTGGTTATAATGACTCAGCAACTGCCATTACGATTGATGCAGCAGACGATAATAAGTTCGCCATTAGTGGTGCTATTATAATTTCCCAAGCAACTGGAGAAGTTATGCAAGCTTCTGCTGATACAACAGGCACAACTCTAACAGTCTCCAGAAACATTGGAGGAACGTCACACTCAATTACAGACAATGACAAGCTATTTATAAGTGGCTATGCAGCGACTGAAGGTGGGACATCTCCAACTGCTATTTCTTTTGACGCATCTGTAGTCTCCAACTACACCCAAATTTTTAGAACTGCGTTCCAAGTATCAAATACTTTGAGCTCAACTTATCTAAGAACTGGGGATAAGATGGATGAGAGCATGACGAAGGCTCTTAAACTACACATGTCTGACATCGAAAGAGCTATGTTCTTTGGAAACAAGCATGAAGCCAATGGCTCAACTGCATCACCAACACGTTACACTGGTGGTCTGATTAACTCCTTAACAAATGTTGTCGATATCGCCACTTCCTTTGCCAGCTATGGTGGAGCAAGTGCTGGTAAGATGTCAGAAGAAGGATTTGACAGCCTACTTATGTCAACTGTGTTCAAGTATGGAAGCAATCAAAAGATCGCTTTCGTAGGTGAAACAGTAGCTAACCAGCTACAGCAAATGGGTAAAGACAGATGGAAGCCTACAGTTGTTGAGGGTTCTTATGGGGTTAATCTTATAAGATACACAACATTTGCAGGTGACTTGATGGTTCACTTACACCCACAGTTCCGTCAGTTGGATCACATGAAAAATGCTATGGTGATAATCGACTTCCCATATCTATCTTATCGCTACCTCGAAGGTAGAGATACTCAGCTATTGGAAAATAGACAAGCACCAGACGCAGACAGCGTCAAGCACGAGTACCTAACCGAATGTGGTTTGGAACTCTTGCAAGACAAAGTTCATGCTTACATCAAAGGTTGGGACTCTAGATCATAGGGACGACCAACTCTTCAAAATGCTACATATTAAAGGGGAGCTTTATGCTCCCCTTTATTACATTAGGAGGACTAAATGGTTTTGAAAAGAAAAAGAGCAAGAACTGAAAAAGGTCATTATAAAAAGGATGACCCATCTACCCCAGACATTAATGAAGCATACGTTCAAGAGGAGGTTGTGAAACCTGTTAAACCTATTAAACCTCAGACAGTATGGTACGAGAGTAGGGAAAAAGAACCTAGTATGTTTCCTTGTGCAGATATTAACCCTATCAGAAACTTTACGAATGGACGCCTTGAATACGAAGTTCAGGCAGACGATACCGAAAGATTTGAGAAGCATCATTTTTTTATGAATGGAAGAATAGTTAGGAAAGCTACCTAATGGCAGAAACAAGTAATACCAATCCCCATATCCGTGCCAAGTATTCGCCTTTAAGAACTTTGGCTATGCAAGCTCTCAGACGCTTTGGCGACTTTAACCCAAGCACTGTTGATGGGGATGTTATTCTTATGTTCTTGGAATTTGCCAACATGGTTATAGATGATATTAGACAACACCCTTATGCAGCCAGATCAACAACAACTACTACAGTGAATGGTCAAAAGGTTACAACAACAAGTGCCAGTGATATTAATTATTACACTTCCCCAGACGAGATAAGAGAAATAGATGACCAGATTATTGTTGCTGGTATTTTAGCTCATTATGCTGTTCAGCAAGGGTCTGAGAAAACACAAATCTATATGCCTAATTATTACAAAACCTTGAACCAACAGCTTTGGAACGAGCTCAATGGTAACACTCAAATTAAACTTCGGGTTGTTGATGATGGGACAAACAAAAGAAATATTAACGAATTAAAGACCAATACGTATAATGGAACTCTGTCAACATGAGCACACAATCTGCTTCTGGGGTATCTTTAACAACATTTAGCTATGAAAACTTTCAAGGTTTAGATACTTCAAGAGATATTACTTCTTTAGACACAGGGGAAGAACAGCATCTTGTTAAGCTGGAAAACGGCTATTGTGATTGGCGTGGGCAGGTTGTTCGTGACCCTACAGTTGCTCACAGGATAGGTTCACAAAAAGTTGTCCATGTAAACTTCTATGGAAAAAACAAGGTTGTTTATGCAGAGGAAGATGGTGCTGGAATTAACTTTAAGTCTGATGATGGACACTACCTAGATGCAGTTCATCCAATAGGGTCTATCCTTTCATCAGTTGTTTTTAATCAGAGTGTTCAAATAGTTTGCCGAGGAAGAGCCCCTTACATATATGATGGTTCTTCTTTTGCAAGAAATCCTTCAAACGACCTTAATACGCTTACCCCTGCTTTTGTAACATCAACTCAAAGACGAATGGTTGTTGCTGGGATACCTGGTCGAGAAACTCAAGTTCATCTAAGTAGAGTAGACAACGATTCAATATTCCCTGATGATGAAGCAAAGAATAGCAATAGTGTATTACGTGCTGGCTTTATAGATGTTGCCAATCTACTAGGAACGGCAGACCAGATAACTGGATTAGGCTCATTCGAGCAAAACAGACTTGCAGTATTTACTGCTGACAGGGCTATTATTTACAAGATCGACCCATCTATTGATAACTGGATAATAGATGACGATACTTTCATAAACATTGGCTGTGCAAGCCATAATACAATTTGTAATGCTGGAACAGACATGATGTTCTGTTCACGATCTGGCATACACTCAATTAAACGATCAGAAGAAAATGGGATACTTGTTTATTCTTACTCTCTATCAGACAAAATTGATATTCTTTATCGTGAACTTTTCGCTTCTGTAGATGACCCACAAAAAATATCTGCTGTCTTCGATCAAGACAATGCACAATACCATATATTCTTTCCACAATCAGGGGACATTTTATGTAAGCGTCTTACGCTTGCACTCAACCCAGAGGGAGGAGAACCACAGCCAAAATTTAATACAGGTGATTTTTTAAATTCAAGATGTGGTTCTTTCTTAGGTGGGTTGTTAGTCTTGGGAACTTCGGGTGGGGTTTACAATGTAAACCAGATAGAAGACGAAACTGGAACTGTTCCTACCTTAAACATAATGACACCCCTGCTCTGGCATGGTTCACTGACAGACACAAAGGATACACACAGCGTTATTGTCCAAGCAGCAGGTAAAGGCACAATTACGATGGAAGCCCAAGACTTGGACGGAAATCAAATAGGCTCTCTTCTATTTGAAGTGGACGACACAACGGACGACAACTACTTCGTTGGTGTGCCATTATCCAAACAATATGAAAGAAAGTGGAGCTATAGGTACAAAGCAGCCCAATACAGCTTTAAAGCTGAAGGAGGTGGAGGTGTCCTTCGGCTTATTGGCTTTGCAGTAAACGTAAAAAAGTGAGATAAAAAATGGCAAGACTAAGACAGCAATATTCACAAAATTATGGTTCTTCTAGCAATATCAACACAGAGTTTGAAAATCTTGTAAGATACGTCAATGCTGCTGAACTTGGTGAGAAAACTATTGGCGAGCTTTTAGCCATATTATTTGACGCTAATGGCGTCTGGCAAGGTCCAATAGAAATGCGAAAAGACGTAGCCTCTGGTATACAATACCGAGTTGGATCATACACAGACGACACTGCTGGCTGGACAACGATTGCTACTATGGCAGACCTAAGAGGAGCTTCTGGCTCAAATGCTGGAACAATCGGAGCACCTATTCTTCACAGCAGACATGACGTTAATCCGACTAGTGGTCAGACAGTATTTGATTATGCCCATGACGTTACAGATGATTTACTCGTTTATGTTGATGGTGTTTTACAAAGAGAAGGTGCAGTTGGCGTAGGTGACTACACAAAGTCAGCGACAGGAGGTTCATTATCAACAGGTGCTGTAACTTTTGATCCATCTCCTTATGTCAATGCCAATACTCTTGTTACCATTTTCAAAATAAGAGCGACCTCTATCACAGGTTATAATCGTCAAAACTTCGTTGTTAGTGGTACGCAGATACAATTTCCATTTGTTCACGATGAAGGTACTAAACTTCAGGTTTATAAAAATGGTATTCTTCAAAGAGAAGGTGGAAGTTTCGATTATACAACAAGCCCTGTAAATAATGTTGTTACCTTTACTAGCACAGTGACAAATGGAAACCTTGTTTCAATCATAACTGTAGAAAACACCAGTACAACAGCCGTGACTGGCTTGATGATGGAGGAAGCTTTTGTAAATACAGCTTCAGGTTTAATAGATTACGCCAAGGTTGAAGTTGATAATAACGAAATACCACAGACAAAAGTGAGTAATTTAGCAACTGATCTTGGGGCAAAAGCAAAAATAACAACATCAGCCTCTACGCCAGCAACACCTGCGACTTCTGATCTTTGGCTCGACACAAGCCAGACACCAAACATCTTGAAGTTTTATACTGGTACACAATGGTTACAGACATCACCAGACAGTACGCTCCCAACCTTTACGACAACAGATGCCTCAAAGTATGTAAGGGTTAATGGGACAGGAACAGCTTTAGAATATGGAACTGTTGATCTATCGTCTGTCATTGCAACTTCTCAAAGAGGTGCAGCCAATGGTGTCGCTTCTCTGGATTCAAATGGAAAACTTCCGTCTGCACAACTCTCATCAGTATTATCAACAAATAACTTGTACTTAAAACTTTCAGCACCTGGAAATGCCAGCTTTACAATGATGAAATTTTGGGGAATTAAAGTGAGGATAACAGGAATTTCAGTTGCAACAAGTAATGGTACAATCACAGTAGAACCAATGGTTCTTGGTGCAGCAGCAGGTTCGCAGACGTTCAATGCAACAACGGCTGGACTGGATACAACAGTCACCCCAAATCTTGAAATAGATTGCACAAGCACAGCTAAAGATTTTGGGTTTATTACATCAAATGATTCATCTGCTCAAGACCTTGAGGTAACTTTCCAGTATAGTGTGATTGCAAGTTAGGAGTAAAAATGACTGAGCTTACAAAAAGAGAGAAAGACTGGCAAAGAACTATGGAGGCTTGGGAGTTAGCTAAACAAGATATGTCAGAGGATTTTACTTGGGCAGGTCAAAGATTAAAAAAACTTTACTGGGATTACCCAATTCAAGGAGCGAATAAAGTGTCTAATTTTACAACAGATGTAATGAAAAATTTATTTGATAACATAGATGACTGGCAAAGTTATGCAACCGACCCTAATGGAACAATACAGCAATATCTTACCAACCACCCTATCCTTGGATTAAGTAGGCAACAACCTCAAGATATGCAAACTCCTCAACAAAAAACAATCATGGGAGAAGAGCATGAATTGTCTTACATCACGCCAGAAGAGGGAGAGATACTGAAAGCCTTTGGTGGTGCTGGTGTAGATTCAGACGATGATGGGGTTAAAGAATATTGGGATATATTTAGTGGTATCAGTGATTTTTTTGGTGGAAGCAATCCAGCAAATGCAAGCAATAATGATGGTAACTGGTTTGGTGCAGACACATGGACTTATGGTGCAGACGATAAAGGCGAAGGAGGTTTTACTCTAAGAACTCCTGAAGCAGCTAACAATTTACCTAGTGACCATCCAGATCATATTACAGACGATCAGCTTGCTTTCCATCAAAATCCTCACGGACATAGCTCTGGTCATTGGAACGATAACAATAACAATAGTAGCAATAACAATAATAACACAAGCCCACCACCACCACCATCAAACCCTTATAATATGTCTACTTTGTCAAACGAATATGGTAATTTATCTGATACGTTAGCAGGTGCAGACATGTATGATATGTATGGCACTGGGTTTACACCAACAGCAACTTATATAAGTAGTGCAATAGATGATTTGCAAGGTGCTTTAGATAGTGGTAGCTACACAAACACATCAGATATACAGTCCCTTCTTAACCAATATCAAGGGCTAGACAATATACGTTCAGGCTTAGAAACTAATTTACATTCAGCAATAGCAGGGAATCAAAACGCACTTTTAGACTACAACAAAGAAGGTGATTTAGCTGCAATAGATATTGCTGGTTTAGGAAATATGGACGCTACTGGAGCACAAGCTCTAAAAACTCAACTGCAAAAAGATAATATTGATTTTAAATATGACACTGGATTAGACCATACACTTTTGGGTCTTACAGGCAATGCTAATCCCTATAATACTACATACCAGTCAAACATAGCAGCATTAGATAATATCATTGGCAACTATAATACTGCCACTACTGGCGTTACAGACGCTTGGAGCAACCTTGATACAGCAGGTCTTAATGAAACAATAAGCAACTTAAACCTAAACGACCCTGCTGGGGCAAAAGCCCAGCTTAACCAGATAGTCCAGCAAATTGAAACAATAGGAAATAATTCTGGTCTGACAGACGCTCAAATACAAACGCTTTATGAGCAGTCAGGTGTATCAAATGCTATGGCAAAAGCAAACGCAGGTATTCAGGCTGCCGAAGCTGCAAGAGCAGCCGAGCAACAAAGAATACAATCTGCTGTAGCTCAAGAACTCGCAGACGCTCAATCAATCTCTGGTCAGGTACTTGGGGCAAACCCTTATTCTAAGGCAGCCCTTGATTCTTTACAGTCACAAATAACTGGTGGTCTTGGAGACATCTCTGGGTTTCAATCCAGTATGCCTTTCGATTTCTCAGGAGCTACTTCTGAATATACTAACGCTCAAAACTATTTGAATGAAATATTAGCCGAAAGAACTAGAAACTTAAAGAATATTAAGGGAGATATTTCAGACGCATATTCAGGGTTTAGTGGACTTAATCTTTGGGAGGAAGACGCTTTCAATAGAATAAAAAGAGATTTGGGTTTTGCTGGTGATGACTTGGGAATGTATTCAGGTGGAACTGTGGATGATATTTATGGTGACTTAGATACATACACAAAAAATGTTGACGATAAACTTTTTGAATTAGGTCAGTATCGTGGAGGATTGGAAGATAGTGCTGTTGATTTCTTGAGTCGTCTGGAAGGTGCAAACACAAACAGAGAATTATACGATCAGTATTCCGATGAATGGAATCCAATAGCAGACGAGATTAGCCAATATAGAGCTCAACAAGCTTATGATGAGCGAGGTGATATTGTTGCTGAATTGTCAAATAGATTAAAGACTATCGAGCAAGATGAACAAAATGTGGCAGACAGAATGACAAGGGCTAGTTCAGACCTAAACGATTACCAGTTTGCTGATTACAGGTTAGTCGATCCACTATCAACAATAAACACAGGATATGGATTATATAATGAGGATGAGGAAGAACTTATGGCTGGTAATAATATTGGCAGTGCGTTCTCTCAAAACATATTAAGGTTTTAAAATATGGCATGGTCACTCGTACTAGGTGGACTTGGTTTATTACAGCAGATGAGTGCTTCTAATAAGGCTCAAAAGTCTTACGATCAAGCAAGTGAATTTAATCGTTACGCTTTCGATACTATGATGGATTGGAGGCAAGATGAAAAAGATTACACTCGTGAAATAGATGCCCTTAACAGAGGGATACAGGCAGACGAAAGGACGTTTGCTGAAAGTGAATTAGAAGAGTACAAAGCTAATCTTTTGAAAGAACGTCAATTTGAAATTGATCGTATGCTTGCAATGGATAAAGAAGCTGCAAGACAATTTGCTTTTAAGATGGAGCAGTATTTACAGAACCAACAAATCTCACAGCAAGAAAGAAAGTTTGCGTTAGCACAACTCGAAGAAGCTAAAGCGATTGCAGCAGGTGAGCGTGACGAAGATCAAAGACGCTTTGAAACAGCAAAAGCTCAAAAAGAAATTGAAAGACAATTTCAGTTGTCAGAATTTAACAATGCCAGAATACAGGCAATGCAAGAACGTAATGCTGTTATGAGCCAGCGAGAAAGGATAATGGACGACATCAGAGGATTGCAGACTGGATTGCAAGATACTTATGCTGGTCTTCAAGATGTCCCAGATGTTCAGCCGATAACACAAGAGGAAATAGATAGTGAAATTTCAAGACGTACAGATCAGTATATCTCAGACGTAGATCGAGCAGCCGATAGAGTTGCGTCTGTTTCAGAAGCTGATCTCATAAGAGGAGGAATGGACAACTCCACTCAGGCTAATTCGGTACGATCAGATGTTGCAAGTCGATTGGCTGACGAGTATCAGAAGGCAAGGTTTAAAGCCTATGATGATGCTATGACTTACATTGGTGGGCAACAGAACCTTAGAAACACAGACCTCAATACAATTCTGGCTTCGAGAGATCAACAGTTAGGGCAATACGGAAATGTATTTGGTGCTGGAATCAATGAAATGACAAACCTTCCTAACGCACCTTCTGCTCTTGGTTATATGAACTATCAGCCAATGTCTGGCATCTATGACCGATCAATCGGAAGTTCAGCTAATAATTTCCAAGACAAGTATGGATTAAGAAGTGGTATGATGGACGGATACACTAACTTAGGAACAGGGATGTCAGGATTAACTGGTCAAGGGTTAGGACGCATGGGTACAAATCAGGGCATGAGTATGCCGTCTGCTGTTTATGGATACAACACACAAAACTGGGGCAACCCAAGTTCAGTAGCAGGTAATATGCTCACAGGAGCAACTAACTATTTAGAAAATACCCTCAAGAGAGGAGATACAGTAAGTGAAAACTTCTCTAAAGTATTTGGAGATTGGATGATAGGTGCAAACAAATGGTAAACTTAGCTAACATAGTTGGTCAGACAGCCGACAGATTTGATTACAGACGTGGTCAAAGACAGCAAATGGCTGAAGCCTTTGAGGCGTTTAAGAAAAGTAATCCTTTAGCAACTGTCGCAGACTTTCAAAATTTTATTGACCAACATTCTGGTGGCAATAATTACATTGCAGGTGGAGCACCTGGAAAAGAAGTTCTTCAAAGAATTGCAGCCAGTAATGCAGCAAGAGAAGCAGAGCGTCAAAAGACTTTAGCTTTTAAGCGTTATCAAGAAAGAAGAAAGATAGAAAAAGACTTAGCTCCTGAAATAGAAAACTATTTAATTGATCTTAAAAAGACGAACAACCAACAAGGCATACCTGGATATGATTATACTAAAGCAGTAGATGACTTTTTAAATATGCGTCCAGAGTTAAAAGACTTAGGAATTAATTTCAATGCTATTATGACAGGAGAAGCTAGGGATCAGGCGATAGCTAATCGAGTTAATGAAAACTTAGGTCTGGGTAAAAATTATTTTGAAACTCTTCCTATCGGAACGTATGGAACTCTTGAGGCTTTTCAGCAAGTGACCAATTTACCTAAAGCTGTTGCCGAACAAGTATATAACAATCTTAAAACAGCCAAAGAACAAGAGGTAACTCAAAAAGTTAATGAGGAAATAGAAAAATATTCTGAAAAATTTAACAAGCTAATCAATGAAAAAAATTCGTCTAATCAGTACAACACTCCAGCAGAAGCTCAAGCGATTATCGAAAGCCAGATAAAAAATAGCCCTTACGTAGATAAATTAAAAGAAGGCGATTGGTTAGATAAAATTTATAATGCAGGTAAAGAGCGATATGACCAAAGGGTTGACGAAGATATGGCTAATGATCTCACTAAATTGGGCGAATTAATAGATCGGGAAACTATAATGGAGATTATTACAAATGTAATACGCTCTCAAGGTAAAGATGTAGCAAAGGAAAAAATTCTGAAAGATTTTGGTTACATGATTTCTGGTGAAGGCTGGAACAATGCTACTGGTAAAGCAAAATTAGATAAGTTTCTTGATAATCGAATTGCTACTATGGTAGGTATAAACCAAGACACTTTAGATGGTCTGGAATGGCAACGTAAGAAAGACGTAAATGAACAAAGAAAAGTTTCTATAACGGAGCTAAAAACACAAAATGCAGACAAGGCCAGCAAGATATTTTCTGGTGGTGAGGGTAAAGTTCTAGCTGGAAATATAGCAACTCTTCCAACTATTGTTAATCATATATCAAGCAGATGGTTTATGGACGAGAGAACAACTAGTTTAATTCTTGAATTTGCTCAAGGAGCAGAAGGACTTGGAGAAGACGTTCTTAATAATGTTGGTCAAATGAAAAACGCTCTTGAGGCTTTTCTTCAAGATAATGGAGGTACTCCATTATCTCAAATGCAAAGTCAAATCGAAGAAATGTCAGGTCTTAGACCACTGTCAAGAACTACTTTTGGTGACTACAAAAAAGACCTTGAAACTCATATTCAAAGCAGTCAGGACAGTTTAATAGAACAAGCTCAAACAGTAGTAGATGGTGTGGCTAATGCAACAACCAAAGAGGAAGTTCAATCAGCTATTCGTGTCTTGAATAATTTAAAGACTCAATACAAATCATGGACTGAAGGTTTAGGCAAAACCATAGAAAGAAACTATGATGACCGAAGAGCTTGGAGAGATATAGACGGAAAACAATATGACCAGAATGTTATAAACAATCTATTCTCTGGTGTTGAAGATTTTGATTTATCAGACATTGACGCAAAAATTGAAGAGCTAACCAATACAGCCGAAACCTTACAGCCAGCTAATAACTCAGCCAATGACAGGGCTCTTACTGACAATAGAACTCAGAAAGAAAAAGAACAAGACGCATTAGAAGCAAAACTAACATTTAATCGGAATAGGCCAGAATTTGAGGGTATCCCAGTAGATGCTATGGACTGGAATATCTTTGGTGGAAGTCCTTGGAAAGACCTAACCGATAGACAAGTCATTATACAAAAAGGAATAGAAGAGTTCTTTGTAAGCGACAGACCTAGAGAAATCTGGCAAGAGCTTGGCTTAAATGCAAAGATTGATGGTGTAGAATTTAATTATCAGGATTTTGTAGACACGCCTATCGAGTGGATTTTAACAAATGAAAAGGCTAAAGAAATAGCCAAACAAATTTGGGGTGAAGACAGATACAAAAGAATTGAAGAAGCAGTTCTAGCCGATCAGTAAGGACGACCCATTTGGATTGTTAAAGTATTCTAGTTTCATAATTAGGAAACTGGAGTACCTATATGTCATCATTTAAAGATACGACATGGGATATAACTGATCCCATAGATCAAACCTCATCTTCAAACATCGACCTCGGATATGCTTCGCAAGTAGATAGAAGAACTATTCTTAGAAACCCTCAGTTTTTAAAAGACCTTCAAGACAGATATGATCCTGATGGAATTTATACTGATGAAGACCTTATCAACAAATTTTACTCAGACGAAAACTGGGCTCAGTTAAATACTATTGGTGCTGTAGGAAGGTTGTCGCAAGGTGGTGGAGACACAGACGAAGAGAAGTTAAGAAACGCAAGACTTTCTACTGTTTGGGATAATCTTCCAAATTTCTATCAAGAAGGTGGTCGTGGTTGGGGTGCTGTTCCAGACATAGCAACGTCTGTATTGCTTGATCCAATCAACATACTTGGTGGTGTTGCAGGTAAATCTGTAGCCCAAGCCTCTATGAGAACAGCGACTGCATTAGGTAAAGGAACACCTATTAAGTCCACTCTCAAAGGTATGGGTGCTGCTGCTGGTACAGAAGGTGTAATCTCAGGTGGACAGGAAGCATTAATCAACGTATCCGAACAGTCTTACAGACAGGACATAGGTCTTCAAGAAGAGTTTGACTGGGGTCAATTCACAAAAGCAACTGCCTTTGGAACTGTTTTAGGTGGTGCTGTTGGTGGTACTATCGGTATCCCTGCTTCAATAGCTGGAACAAGACAAGGACAAAGACAAGCTGAAGAGCTTTTAAACCCTAGACTCAATAATACTCCAGAAGACATTGCCTTACTTACAAACAAACAAGCAACCGAAGCTGTCAAAGACGCACAAATAACTGGACCAACTGTCCCCCCAGGTTTTGTACCTCCTGAAAAACAGGCAGACGAATTAGCAGAAGGTGAAGTAGCACCTGCCCCAAAGACAGCAACTGAGGAAATAATTGAAGAATTAAAAGGTCAGGAAGCAACCTTTCAAAGACAGATTAAAGAACACGAAGACGCTCTCCTTGAAATGGAAGAGCAAGGAGTTTCAGGTGCAGCGAGATCAGATGTGGAAGCAGAGCTTGCTCAAGCACAAATCAATGCAAGGATTATTAATCGTCTTAGTAATGAACAAGACCAGATCACAATACTTCAGGCATCAAACAAAGTTTCAGACAGAACCACTGCTAAAAAAATGCAAGAAGCTCTGGACGCAGACGTTGCAAAAGCAAGGGCTGCACTAAAGAGAGGCGATACAGTTACTGTCCGTAGCATTATAGCCAATGCTGAAGCACGAGCAAAAGAAATAGAAACGAGAGCTAAAGAATTAAAAGCTGAAGAAGTAAAAACTAAGACAACAACAGAAAAAGGTACAGCTTCTCCTCCACCCAGAGAGGCTGGACAGGTGGCAGAAGGCCAAGCCGATGAATCCTCCCAAGTGGCTGAACCTTCTGCTGCCACAGTAGATACAGACGCACCAGCACCAGAAGTAGAAACAAAAGCTCCAGAGCAAGAACTATCAGAACTTCCAGAACCGAATTGGGGGAAGAAAGCAGGTGGTGGTGGAAAAAAAGGGGTTGATAGAGTACTTGCAGAAGCTGGTCTTACTCCAGAAGAAGCCAATACTTTTCTTAAAGAAAACATTGCTTCTGGCAAAATCCCAACAAACTCTGCTGGCGTCATTATGCGAGGTGCTCCTAATACAGTTAAGAGTATTCTTGAGGAAACTGGTACTGGCAAAACACCCGAACCAGATATGCCATTTGGAAAAGTAGCTGGCAACCTAGCGTCTGCCAACAAAATGATAACTGACCCTGATGAGATGCGTAAGGTTGTTATCGACCAGATGAAAAGAAAACAGCCATCTAAAAATCCAGCAGACATAGAGAAAGCCTACGATGAGATGATCTCTGGTGGAGAAGCTCAGATGATAGCAGACAATGATCTTATTAGAAAGCTAAAGCTGAAGCCCGAAGAACAGTCTGAGATGCAAGACCTTATTAATGATCTAATAAGAAACGAAAAAAAATACAAAGCCAACCTATCTAAGGACGAGCTTGCAGATTATGTTGATCCAGACCCAGAAGAGATAGCTTTAAATGCCAAGAAGATGGTCTTAGAAAAAAGAAGAGGCCGAGGAATTAAAACTCACATGAGAAATGCACAGGCAGCGATTGATCGTGCATCTATTCTTAAACAAGCTGGCAGAACAGAAAACGGAAGAATACAGTCATTCCTAAAGTGGCAGTCTAATAGGGTTGGTTTAGATAAATCTGAGCAAACTTTTGTAGACAATCGTATGATGGATTACGGCTCTGCCCTCGCTGAAGCTAAGAGGAGATTGCTTAGAAAGGGAGAGAATGTAGAAAAACTTAGAAAAAGAATAGATAGACTTAGAAGTCCAGATAAGATCAAAGCAGTCGAAGCTGAAATAGAAGCAATAGAGCGTGAAAGCGTTGTTGTTCCTTATGTCACTGAACAGAAAGAATACAAAGTTTATTCTGTTTCCCCAGAAGGGCGAATTAATGACAGTACCATATTTGAAAAGGGTACAGTCTTATATGTTGATGGAAGAAACGGAAAAATATTTGACAGCGAATATACTGCCGATCTTCTTTACTACCAGAAAGACATAAGAAGAACTGGTAAATCTAAAGTCCTTGAAGATCAGCCCCTCCGAAAAGGTAACAGAATACTTATAATAAAAAGAAAGGATGGAACTGGAGCTCGCCCTATAAGAATTATGAACTCCAAGCAAGAAGCTAATGGCGAAGGCTTGAAGGAAATGTTGGGCAATCAAAAACCAGAAGATTGGGAAGTCAGATACATTGATGAAGAGTTAGTTACCAGCAGAAAGCAAAGTGTCCTTCCTGAGTTATGGGAAAAATCAACCCCTCCCCACGATGCAACAGACGGAAAAGGCGTCTTACGTTTTGTTGGTGATGAAACAGGAAATGGAATGGCTACCCCTGTTGAGAACCTAGCTGAATCTCCTGTCACATCAGGCGAACTCAATCCTCAACAAGCATTGGCTTTTAAGCGTGGTGGTATGAATGAAAATTCTACACTGGCAGATGTCCAAGCGAGAATAGATACTATAGAAAATAAAGGCTTCTCTCTGGCACAGACAGAAACAGAATACGCCATTTTAATAAACGATCTTGAACAGCTTTATTCCATCCAGCGAGATAAAATGCCTGGTGGTATTGTTAGGAGCAGTGCTGAAAGGGCTGAAGCCACTAATCGCATCAATCAAATTATGTCTGGCACAGACCCCGATCTCGTGGTGGCTGTTAAGAATACACTTTCTTATATGGGGGGTGATCCTAATAAAGCACCTAATATTTTCCGTACTGAAAGCACTACTGCAAAAGATGGAGCTTCTTGGTCTTACGACAAGGGAAAAATTCTGGCGACTTCAGGTGCAAAGCCAGACAGGGATTTCTTTCATGCCATATCTCAATGGGCTTATGACAACATCTTAACGCCAGAAGATAGAATGGTTTTCTGGAACAGTATTATTCAAGACATTAGCCAAAAACGTGGGGCTGGACAAAAAAGAGGGAAGAAGCTGAGTGAAGAGTATGGAGGGGAAGGCAGTATTCTTCCTCGTCAAGTCTTTGGAGATCAGTTCACTAGTTGGATTATGGATAATAGAACTGCTGGCATCTTTGCAAAGCCTCTTCCTAATGGAAAGAGGATGGGTGCAAAAGTTTCTGAAATCTTGAAAGGTTCAATCGACAGATACTTTTCCAAAAAAGAGATTAATCCAAACCTAGAACCTCTCTTCTCTAAAATACTTCCTGAAGAAATCAGACAGATGAAAAAGCTGGGCAATATATCTGACAAGCCACAGACGCCAGGGGGAAAACTTGCGTGGGGCTTTAAGAGTACACTAAGAATGTACAAAGATGATATTGCTGCTGCCATTAGAGAAAACAAAAGTGAGTATGGAAACCCAGAAAGACTTATCAATGTTATCACAGCGTTTAGAAGTGATGTACTTTATAAGGCGTTTCCAGGCTATGACGTAGGGGGTAAAGCTACAAACGTCAGGAAAGAATTAAGCTGGCTACGAAAAATAGCAAAGATGGGGCGAGGCCGTTTAGCAGATATAAACTACATTTTGTCTGAAGCTGGTCTGCCAGACGATTTAAAAATACCTGAATCGGAAGCGTCTAAGATAAGACAAGAAGGTCTTAATGCAATGCCAAGCCCTGAGACAGTAGAGGCTAAAGCAAATTTGTTAATGGAACTATTTGAGCATGGACATTCTGTAAACCTAAAAGGAGGAGCAAACGCAAGACCCTACGGAGGAACAGCCTTCAAGGTATATGTTCCCCACCTGAAGAAAGAAGTAAATTTTACTACAGTGACAGAACTTATGCGTTTGATGGAAGAATACACAGATACAGCCTATATGGATTTTGAGGGCAAGCAATTACCAGATACCATAGTCAACCTAAAAACTGGGGAAACTACTGTTACAAAACCTGACCCAGCAATTAAGAGAAGATTAAATAAAAAGAGAGATGATAATTTAGACGCTGAGAATAGAGCGTTTAAAGTTGTTAAGAAACCACAAAGAAAAAGAAATTCTACATACGATCCTTCCAAGAGAATGGACTATATCACTGAAGCCACCCAAGTTTCTTATGGAGATAAGTCTTATAAGGAACTCTTAGAGCTATTTAAGAAGACAGAAGATACAGCATTAGGCGATCAGATTGCTTGGCTGATGATGTCGAAGAAAAAAGCAGAACCAGAGCCTATCATCTCTTCTGCCCAAGACATGAATAGAATTAACCAAGCTAAAGACAGGACACCTGTTACCCAAGAGGCTTTAGATTTATTAGAGAAACTTCAAGGAGGGATTCTCCCTTCTATTAATAATAATGTAAAAAGAATACTTACTGAAAACAAAATTAGGTTTGATAAAAATACCACACCAGAAGAAGCTATTGCTCGCTTACAAAGAAAGTCTGCTGAAAGCCACAAACTTTTTACTCTGACCAAAGATGAAATTTTAAAACTTTGGAGGGATGGAATAAGGACAGGCAGATTTGAACATGGTGGAAGAGAATATAACTTCTCTGCAATAGAGTGGGAAGTTCAAAGACGTGGCCTAGTTGACAAATATAAGACAGCTAACAAACCAATACCTAAATATTTAAGACAGAGAATTAAAACAGAACTCAATCATGGCATTGGTGTGGCAACTGAAGATGGTATTCCTCCATCAGCACCAATCGGTGCTAAGACTATTCTGTCTTACATGTCGCATCGTGATCCAGAAGTACAGTTTACTCAAAGAACAATGCTCTACAGAATGATGAACCTTATGGGTAAAAATGTAGAGAACACAATGGGTGAAACGAATGTAATGGACGCATCAGACATAGCACGTCTGGCTGGTGTAGACCCTGCTGGTCAGAAGAATGTATCTGTAGATTTTCGTGGTAGCACTTTTAACAAGCTACGAAAAGATTTTAGAAAAATATCCATTGGCTTAACTAAAGGAAATAGTAATCCCTTTGATGCTATCCACGAGATTGGTCACACAATCGTAAGGGCTGGTATGCTTCCAAAAGAAGAGATGGATGCTGTCATCGAGCTTTATAGAGCGTCTGATGATGCAATTAAAGACAGAGTAAAGAAAGCTTATGGTGGGAAATACGATGCCCCAGAAGCACAGCAAGAAGATTTGCTTGCCGAGGAATGGTTTGCTGAAAACTTAGCTAAATATCTAGGTGAAAGAACCATGCGTGGGGATGTATTAAAGGCTATGTCTGGTGGAAACCTAGATAACATACGTCTTAAAAATTCTTTCGAGAGAGCTTTCGATAGAGTTGTCGAATATGTAGCGTATGTGGTTAATGGATTGATTGGACGTAAAGACATCAAGCAACAGTTCAGACGTCTGACCATTTATGGGGATATGCTTGAAGCTACTGGCAAATCTCCACTTGTTAAAACTAATATAAAAGAACCTGCTGTCTCACCAGAATACGTTACTGCGTATGCTGGTGATGTTCTAAGACAGAGCAAACAATCAAAAAAAGCTGCCATCTCTAAATACAACGGAGGTGGTAAATATTCTGTACGAGAAGACGGAACACCTATTGTCTACTATCACGCCACTCCAAATGGTGGAGCATTTAAGAATAGTCAAGTTGTGATGGAACAAGGTGGGGGTCTTGCTGGACCTGGAATTTACATATCACCAAACTCTCGTGCTGTAGAAATGATTTATGGAAATCGCCCAACACCAAAAGCGATTGAAAAAATGATTAGAAATAAATCTCCAGAACTTGGTGAGGAAAAGACAGACGCTCTTGTTTATGAAGCCTTAGATTTGCACGATCTTAGGGTAGAAATTGCACAGACCAGACGCCAGCTTTCAGAAGCAGCAGATGATGTTGAAATGCACAATGATGAGGTTATGCACTTTGAACAGGTTATGGGTGGAGAGATTGATGAAGATAGTGTCTCATACCTCAACCGAGAACTTAAAACGAAACAAGAGCATGAGGCAAAATTAAAAGACAAGCTGACTTCAATGCTTGAAAAGGAAGAGGCAGTAACGGCTGAGTTTAGTGCAAACGGAATTAACTTTGAGCCAACTGTCTTACCCCTTGTCACTCGTATGCTAAATACTTTTGATATGGGGAAAGGAGTAACTCACAGGCTAATTGACCCACAAATCAAATCTATACTTAGATCAATCTATGCAGTCACAAATAATTTTGAAGGGGGTGACAGAGCATTTGCTGATGAGATGCTCCAAGAATGGTGGCCTAAGACTGGTCTTAGAGGACAGGAAGTTTATGACACCCTTATGAGCTACGTAAGAAATGGGATGGATGCTGATATAGGTACAGCAGGGTTAGACAACGCCCAAGCAATTCTAAACCAAGCTATTGAAGATGCTGGCTTTGATAGCATGAAACTCCCTCATCAAAATAGAATGACACCGACAGACACTACTCCTGAAGATGCTGTTCGTGGGGAATTTATTGAATACGATGCCTTTGTGGTCTTCAATCCTGAAGGCGTCAAGCATGTCAATGCTGAGTTCTTTGATGCTGAAGACGCTCGTCTATACTATAGAGACTTCTCAACCACACCACAGGGATTTAACGGCTCTGTTGCTATGGAAATGGCAGACGGAAATCTTGATAAGTTAGATACCAATAACACTATTCAAATGCTTGAGACTATTGAAGATGAAGGGGTATCCCCTCCAATGGTTGACGCATTATCAAGTATCATAAGGAGTAGAGATTTTACGCCTGTTCAAGAACAGGCTATCAGAAAGGCTGGACCAATAGCTTGGCTAAGAAGTCAGTCAGACAGAATGGAAAGAATGGGTATGAACTGGCTAGGTGGCTGGTACAAGCAACACTTCCCAGACCAGCATCAGACTTTTGCATCAAAGTATATGCCAATCCACAATGTATTGCGTGACTTGCCAGGTGCAGACGGAAAAGTCAGGGCTTGGGCAAGGGCTGCGTCTGGTGGCGTAGGTCAAAAACAACCCGAAGCGTACAGGAAAATTGTGTCTGCCCTCAGACACGGAGTAGGAAGCAGACAAGAGAAAGCATTAACTCCACAACAGAGAGCAGCATTTAATAAAATTAAAGATGAGTTTGCTAAAGAACATGCTCGAATGAAAGATGCTGGAATGTTTGTTGGTTGGAGAAAGGACTACATTCCACAGATATGGAATAGAGACAAGATACAAAAGAATAGAGATGCTTTTCTAGCAGGTATGAGAAGCTATTATGGTCAAGAGCAGACAGCTTTAGGTAACACATATCAAATGGCAGACGCTGACGCATTTGCAGAAAAGGTTTATCAAAGTCTGACGAGAGAAAACATAGATGGTGTTCAAGTTCCAGAAAGTCCTAAGTCACCTGTAAGGGGTAGTACCAAAAATGCACAGGCTGAAAGCATAGACTTCAATAGAATAATAGAGCTTGAGAAATATCCAAGAGCTATGGGTGAGCTAGAGAATTTTCTTGAAGATGACTTAGAGTTTATGTTGGTCAAATATTTTGAAGGTTCAACAAGAAGAACTCTTCACACCAAGAAGTTTGGATTAAATTCTCATGGTGTAGACGACTATCTCTATGTTGCTGAGAATGGAGCTAGGGGAATAGCTAAACTTTTATCTACTAATAAAATATTCCAGAAAGATTTCAGAAGTGTCACCACTGAAGGTGTTCAAGAAGGTGTTCTTAGATCAGAAACATTAATGCCTTTCAGTGGCAACGATCAGCAAGCAATTCAATTTGCAGAAGAGCTTGTGGAGATAGCTAACACACATGGCTCACCAGCCGTGAGAGAAAGACTAGAGAGTATTGCAGTCAATAGTGCTAATGGGGCTAAAGACCCTACTTACTTGGCAAGAGTTGATGCTATCGTTGGAGCATTAGAAGACTTCAAAGGTGTTAAAACTTTAATGGAGAATGATGATGCACGATTTGTTGAAAACTCTATGCGAGTGGCTCGAAAAGATAGCCTCAATGACTTTGGTGGTAAGGCAGGTTTAAGAACTTCAAGAGCTTTAAGAACATTTAACAATGTTACCCTGCTTGGCTTCACTACGCTGACATCATTAGGTGACCTCGTCTTACCAATCATAAGGTCTGGCTCTATGACTGACTGGGTTAAAGGCGTAAAGGCACTGGCTACTGACCCAGATTATAAGAGAGCCTTGTCTGAGGTTGGTATCGCAATGGAGAATATTACTCACGAAAGAATGTTAAACATGTATGGTGCAGTAGATAGCAAACTATCAAATGCTTTCTTTAACGCAACAATGCTGACACCTTGGACAGACATGAACAGGCAGGTGGCAGGTGCATTAGGACACCAGACATTTATCACTCACCAAAGAAAGGCATTAAAGTCTTATCAACATGGCAAGCCGACAAGCCAACAGCCAAGAGATTATAAGATAGCCTATAGATACATGAAGCAGTTTGGTCTTGAAGAGTATCTAGCTGGTGGAAGTAAAAGCAATGTTAGTTTAAGTGATAAGTCACTTATTGGTTTAGATAAACAAGGCAACCCTAAAGAACCAGCTTTAAGAAAAGCTATCATTAGATTTGCAGACGAAAGTATCTTTCAACCAAATGCTAACGACACACCCATGTTTGCACAGACACCTCTTGGTGCATTGGCTTTCCAGTTAAAGTCTTTCCCACTAATGATGACACGTCTGGCAGGTCATGTAATGAGGGAAGCCCAGCTACATAAAATATTGAAGGGAGACTTCTCTACTATAGGCGAAGCCAACATCAAACCCCTTCTTTACTTTGCTTCACTCGGTCCAGCTTTTGGTATGGGAGCATTAGCCGTCAAAGACGTAGTTCAAATGAGAGGTGGTGAAGACGAGAAATCACCAGCCGTTAGAATTAGAAACGCTATGAAAACTTTAGGATATGATGAGAAAGTTCATGGGAATGAAGTTGATTTCTGGGGTTGGTATCTTGAAGGAATGTTGCAAATGGGTGGTGTTGGTCTGCTCGGTGACATCTTACACTCAGCCGTCACACAGGCAGACAATGGTTCTTATGGACAGACAAGGTTCTTACAGACGTTAGGTGGTCCAAGTGTCGGTCTTGTAACAGGTGGATTGAGTGTGGCTGGTGGAGCTAAAGATTTTATCTTTGGAACAACAGACAGTAACTCGAAAGAAAGAACAGCCGTCAGAGAACTAGCGACTAGGATACCAGTTGTCGGTGGGATTAGAAGAGCTAGAGAAGGCATCGTTGATACTTTAGCTGGAGAGAAAACAAATACTTCTTCTGGTTGGGGTAACTGGGGAGGTGAATGGAAGTGATAAAGAAGCTAGATAAAAACTCTCGCTTTCATAAGGCTGATGCTAATGGAGATCACATTCTAACCGATGAAGAGATTGATGCTCAACTGGCAAGAGAAGAAAAAAGGTTACGTATCCAAGACGACAATGCCAAACGAGATATGATCCGTGCTTTAATCTGGTTTCAAACGATATGCACAACTGTTGTTGTCGGCATCCTAATCTTTCCAGAGTTTGTTCCAGAGTCGAGACTTGACCACTTGATACCTGTCAGTACGACCTTCATTCTTTCTCAGTTTGGTTGCATCAGTGGGTTCATCTTAGGAACTACGATTGAAAAAGTTAAAGCAAATAAGGAAACGCCATGAGTTTACTAAAAGGGTTGATTGAACCAGTAGGAAATATATTAGACAAAGTAATTCCAGACCAAGACCTCAAGAGGAAGCTGTCCCACGAGATAGCAACGATGGCCGAGAAACAGAGTCACGAAGTTATTATGGCTCAGTTAGAAGTCCTCAAGGCTGACGCACAAGGTAACTGGTTTCAGTCGTCTTGGCGACCCATGATTGGGTGGATCGGGGCGATTTCGTTACTGGTCAATTATCTAATTTCTCCGATTTGCCAAGGGTTTGGAATAGACGTTCCACAGGCTGATATGTCCGTGATGATGCCGATTTTGACTGGCATGTTGGGCATAGCAACACTCAGGAGCGTAGACAAATTCAATAAAACAGACACGAAAGGAATGAAATGAGAAGATATTTTAAAAGAATTTTCTGTGCAATTTTTAATTTGAAATGCTCAGACAACTGTAACTGTACATAGGAGGTATGATGCCGTACAAATTTGGAAAGAAATCATTAGCAAATATGGCAGGTGTTCACCCAACACTTGTGCAGACATTCCACGATGCTCTGGCTATGTCAGACGTGGACATGGGAATTTCATGTGGGCTCAGAACGAAGGAGGAGCAAATCGAGCTCGTCCAATCTGGGGCTTCGCAGACTATGGCGAGCAAACATTTGCCCCAAGCGTCAGACGGATACAGTCATGCGATAGACTTCTTCTGTTACACAGACAGTGGGCGTTTGTCGTGGGAGCTTCCTCTATACTTCAAAGCAATGGAGCATATAAGGAAAGCAGCATTAAGGAATAAGTTAAAATTAAGGTGGGGTTGTGCATGGCATGTAGCAGACATGACAGACAGTTTGCATGGCAACATAGCTTGTGAGGCTCTTTATGGACAGTATTGTGATTTAAGGCGTTCACAAGGACGTTCTATATTTACAGATGCCCCACATGTAGAAAAAGGTTCATAACATGTGGATAGGGATTATGATACTTTGTGGAAGTTTGCATGCTGAGAGTTGCACAATAATTACCACTCGTGAACTTTTCCCTAGCATGGAAATGTGTTTTCAGTCTGCAAGAGAAAAAGCAAAGCAAGCTGTTGAATTTCCAAATGTGTACAGGGCAAAGCCTTTCTGTCAAGTCATACCTGGAACTCTAAAACCACCAAGTGAAGAGACTTAATGTTTGGATATATCACCAAGAGATGCTCTTTTAATCTTAATAATCTTTATAGCCTACATATCAGAGCCAGAGGGATATAGATTTGTGGTCACAAATTCTCCTTTACTATTCAGCTTTATCAAAGAGAGATACTTCCCCTTCCCCTTCAACTGAACGAAGAGAAAATTCTCCCCCAATAGCACCATATCCACAGACATCCACAAAAGAATCCAATTTATTTGCGTGGATTAAACGTGCCGTCTTCATGGCAATCATACAAAGAACAACATCTTTTACTGTGATTTCTTTATCCAAAATAACAGACCACATACGAGCAATACGTAAGTGGTTATCATAAGCATCACCATAATCCTTATGCCTGTCTCCATTAATTAACTTCTGAGCCTCTTGTAATATTTTATCTCTTTGTTTCATGTACCTTTTTCCTTTGGCTTATATATATTGTAGTCTTGGCATGGGTGAAAAGCTTCTCTGTCATGCTTGTCACAATGCCAACCTCCGTCTTCTCTTGGGAAAGCAAATTTGCAAGTTGAGCAACGAACTGGAACTTTCATTCCTTCCCAACAGACAGCTTTCTTAAAACAAAAACGACAGTTAAAATTATCTGGGCTATCACTGATCTTTGTAGCTTCACCACTCATAACTCTTTCTACTTTACTTATCAGAAAATTGTAGTGGATGTCGTCATACTCAATGATCTCAGCACCATATTCTGAAGTATTTTTATTGATGGCTATGAAGAGACTTTCTTTAAATCCAGACATACCCATCATCATTTGTAACTGACTGTAGTATTTAGGGTGTGCGTCTTTCACACCATTCTTTAAAAACTTTTTATGACTTGCATCATTCATGCTTTTGATTTCAAGGACACGGACAATACCATCGTCTGTCTCAACATGCCCATCCATGTGACAAGACACATGACCCCCATATAAATCGTAGGCATATTGCTGACCACTCATGCCATCAACTTCCCACACTCTTACGTCTGCGTTCTCTTTCAAATCCTTGACAACAATGTCTTCAAGTAGGTGACCCAACGCGAATATGCGTTGGGTCTTGGGAGCAATCTGTGGTTCGGGAAACCCTCGAAGGGAAAAGGCAAGGGTTGCATCGCATGGTGTCCCCACATTACTCGCCCCTATGTATTGCCGAGCGATTTGTGGTTTTTTGTTTTTATATCCTACGTCAATAGCCTCGACAATATCATCTGCTGTGATTATTTTCTTCATACTCGTCCTCAAAAAAATACCCCAAGGAGGGAGAAAAAACCCCTTGGGGTAAAGTTACACTGGTTAGATTGTACAGTTAGTACCAGTGTTAAAAGGGTATCTCATCATCATCCATAGCCACTACGTTTGCAGAAGACTTCTCATACAACTTTACTTCAGGCCACTGTGATCCATCGTCCTTTTTCTTTCCAAGACCAACCTTGATCTTAACTTGCAGACCAGCAATCTTATCCACACCACCTGGTTTGTTGGGGTCTTTGTGGTCAGACGCTTCAAGCATAGCTTTTAATTGGGCTTTCCCAATAGCTACTGCCTTCTCGTTCTTGTTGACTAAGTTGTACCTCTCCAAAATAGTAAGACCATCTTTGTCAGCGAAGGTACATTCGAGGTACTTACCCCCACCATTCATGGTGTCTTTCATTCTGGCTTCCTTAACCACAACATCGTGATCGCCCACATCGAGATACTTTTTAGGTGCTCCCTTGTCGGCTTCTACTGCTGATAAATCTAATGCTTCAAAATCGAAACTCATGCTACTCTCCTTTTTGCAAATTGCTCTTTTGTCTCTGACATTTTTGCCAGAAGTTCTGTGACGTCATCACATTCTTCGATTGCTTTAAGACGTCTTTGTGGATCACGGCTCTTGCCATGCCATCCATTAATCTCATCAGTACAAAACATTCGTCTGACTTTCGGATGACCACCATCTGTTTTCTCTGTCGTCCTTACGCCACAAAAAACATGGTCAAAGATTGCAGGTATTCTTTTCGCAACACCCTTGCCTTTAATATGAGGCCAGTATTGTGTAACGCCATTAGCATCTGCCTCTTCTTTCGCAAGGCAAGTCACAAAGACATGAACAGGCAAATCCCTAATCATCTTTAAATGACCAGTCATTTGAGCATCATATTCTCCCCAAAGCTTATAACCATTCTTGTCTCCATCAAACTTCTCTTCCAAACTTTCAAGAAGTCTATCTGACATTTCAGTTAAACTATCGACAGCTATCCATTTGTACCCTTGGGTTTTTAAAAAGTCTGGATGTTTCAGCCATTTAAAAATCTGGGAAAAAGAGTATGTACCCTTTTCTTCATTGCTTTCTCCATCCCATGATAGGAAGGGAATGTAATCAATGTCAGTATCTTCAATAGATTTAAGTCCAGCTTCACCACTTATGATTAAGCCTTTCCCATATCTCTTTTGATAAAATCTGCATTGATAGGTTTTTCCCCAACCATGATGAGCATATAGCAACACCTTGGTTGGGCCATCTGCTTGTAAGGCAGATGTTTTACTTGGTCTAAATTTCATTAACAATACCTTTCTATTTGCGAGTTCCTAAAATAAACTCTTGCTAACCCTTTGGTTGTATAGTAGTACGGACAGTACGTCAATAGGTTTATTGTTGGTTTAGTAAAAAAAGGAAATTAAATGAAACAACTAAACATAAGAAAACTTATAAGAGATATGGGTGGTGCTAGAAAAGTGGCAGAAATTTGTGGAGTGCAAAGAACTGCACCTTATGGTTGGATTAGACAAAGGCATATTCGTTCAACCTTCCTTGAAAAGCTGAAGAGTGCTGACCCTGATCTCAATTTTAATATATACTTTGAGGAGAAAGCACATGAACAACGTAAACTTGGGAGCAGCACTTGAATATTTAGAGATGGGGTGGTCTGTTATCCCATGCCGTCCAGAAACAAAACGTCCCAGAATAAAGTGGAAGGAGTTCCAAGACACACTACCAACGGAGGAACAGGTCACTGAATGGTGGACAAAACATCCAGAAGACCCTATCGCTCTCATAACTGGTGCAATATCTGGAGTGGTTGTCGTAGATTGTGACAATGAAGAAGCACTTCACTCTGCTTTTGACGCAGGGATGAAGTCACCTTTCCGTGCTAAGACGAAGAGAGGTCATCACCTTTATTTCAAACATCCACAAGACGGCATCAGACGTGGACCGAAAGCTGGTGTCAACAGCAGAGGAGCAGACTGGCCTCGTATCAATGGGTTAGATTTTAGGGGGGATGGGTCTTATGCTTTAGTCCCTCCTTCTACTAATTATAAGTGGGATATTCCAAGAGGCTTTGACTTAGACCCAGACGAGATGCCAATTTGGAAAGACTGGAAACCGACACTTAAAGAAAAGACTGAGGGTGATTTCAGCTTTAATGAGTTGGACTTGTCTGATGTTGTTGCCATGAACCCCCAAGAATTTATTTCGGAATGGGATCGCACTGCTAAGTACGTCCGAGAAACCTACCCTAGCACAATGAAGATACCAACTGGTGTTGGTAATGGTAGGAATGAAAGAGTAATGAAGTATATCTCTGAACAAATTCTTGAAGGAAACTTTGGGGCTGAGTTAAGGGTAAGGGGATATGCTTTTATGACTGAGTTTTTTGAAGAACAACTGCAAGAAGCTGAGTTTGAAGCTACAGTTAGGAGCATGGAGGAAAGTGAAAGACGTAATCACCCAGACCGATTTGATGAGAAGGGTGAGTATATTCACAGAAAGAAGATCGAGGAAGCAAAAGACGAGGCGAATGGGAATGGCAGACAGAGAAGACTTATTCTTATGGAAGATGCTCAAGCATTGGCTGATAAGTCAGAAGCTCGTCAATATCTTATAGAACCTTGGCTTACCCCTGCTTCAATCGTGCAAGTGTATGGGTATAGTGGACATGGTAAATCTTTATTCGTTCAAAACGCTATGGCTTCATTGGCTAGTGGAAGGAAATACTTTGGTTGTTTTGAGATAACAAAACCTTCAAAGGTTTTGTATCTCGACTTCGAGATGGGTATGTCTACCATTGCCAGACGATTGCTTGAAATGAAACAAGTACATGGCGATACACAAGATCGCTTGCAAATCTGGACACCCTTTGTCGATAACCATGAGATGAACCTTCGTACTAAAGAAGGGCTCATAGAATTGCAAGGTTGGGTAGATCACATTAAGCCAGACGCTATTGTGATTGATACCATAAGAACAGCTTACCCAGGTCTAATGGAAAATTCAGCAGACGAATGGGCGAAGGTCAATCAGCTTGCAGTACGTCTGCGTAACTCTGGTTATGCTGTTATCCTTGTTCACCACAGCAACAAGCCAAGTGAGACTGGGGTTGGAAGAGAAGCTGGATCAACAAATCAATTAACAGTTCTGGAAACTCAGATACGTGTGACTCAAGTTTATCAAGACGAAGAAACGGCAAAACAAAATGCTGCAATCTTTGATGGATCATACGACAGACCTGTCTGGCCTATGCTATCTACGAAACTACTGCCAGACTTCCAACTATACATGGTGATGGAGATTAGGTATGGAAAAGTTAGGGAGTGGACAGATAGCCATGACAGAGTTCAGTGGGTTGGTTTAGCTTCAAACAATAAAACAGACGAGAGATGTATTGTTTCTTCAGCAAGCACCAAACAGAAAGCTAAAGACATGGCACTTGATGGCAAAGATGTTGAAGAGATTAGTCGTGCTTTAGCAAAACCTCTTCGCGTAATAAAAGATTGGTTGGAAGTTTAGGCTTTCGCTTGTAAGACTTACCCCCTCTCTTTGGGGGTACGACTTGCTTGGGTCTGCGTAACTGCAACATAACCCTTGCTACTGGGTTTACTTTTTTAATTCCTTCCTTTGACATATATGACCCTTGCCTTCAATTATTTCTTTGTAACATCTTGGACAGATTAACATATTTACTTTCCTTCCTTCCTTTTTTTTTCTCTTACCACTTAAATAATAAACTTTATTTTCGGAAATATCCCTTCTTGTAAATCCCAACAACTTTAGCCCCTGGAAAATACTTTCGAATGTCATCTATTATCCTAGCTACCTCTGGGAATTTCTTGCGATTGTCGTCAATCTTTTTCTGCTGACCAATCGTTTTAAATTTATAAACGCTTCGCTTGTCACTCATGTTCGCTTGTTTCTTCTCGGCTTAGTTTCAGCCCCCACAAGGGGCTGAATCACGCCTCGCTTCAAGTCGCTCTCAGCGTTTATACACATTGGCGACAAAAAAATCAACCCCCTTTTTTAAAAAAGTTTGTATTCCTAATTGACTAAGCATTATAGATAGGTGTATATCTGTTTGTACGGAGGTAGATATGGAGCAGATTTGCCGAAGCCAATAGAGATTGATGAGAGGGAACTGCACTGGCTAAGAGAGAACCATAGGAAAACAACATACGCAACGATGGCAGAGAAAGTCGGAGTTTGCGTTGATACACTAAAAAGAATGTTGGTTCGTGAAGGACTTCAGGAGTTCGATGGTGCTAAGTACCAGCTTAAGAGAGACACAGACATAAAGATGTGGAACAGACCATGCCTTGATTGTCTTGACGAAACCCCTCGCCCTAAAATGTGGTTCTACTGCCGTGAGTGTAGAAAGAAGAGAGGGTATGAAGAAGAGTAATGGCTAAAAAAAATTCCTTGTTCAAGAGAAAAGAGAGAGACTTCTACCCTACTATTGATCCTCAATCAGCAATTTGCATTGCTGATTTTATCAAAGGAAAAAAATACTATGAGCCTTGCTGTGGAGATGGAAGTCTTATCAATATACTCGATGAGTATGCTGAATGTGTAGGCTCGTCTGATGCAGAGAAAGATGCTAGTCGTTTGGACAGAAGAGATATTACTAATGCAACGATCTTCATAACAAACCCACCCTACACTTGGCATATCCTTGAGCCTATCCTTTTTCATTTACCTAACATTCTTCCAACTCTTCTCATGCTCCCTTCTGATATGATGCACAACAAACGAATGGCTATCCACATGAAGAGGTGTAAGTCTGTGTGGTCTGTCGGCAGACTTTACTGGCAACCCAACAAAGTAAAAGGGTTGGATAACTACTGCTGGTATTTATTCCAAGAGAAAACAACTCCAACTATTTTTTATGGTAGATGAATGAGCAACCCACAAAAACAAAAAGGCGACAAGTACGAGCGAGAACTCGCAACCTACATCAACTCCTCCACTGGCTTGAACTCATCAAGAGCTCCCCTATCAGGTGGTGGTGCTATTGGTATTCTGTCTGGTGGTGCAGACCTGCTAGGCGTCCCCAATCTTTTCATCGAAGCAAAAAGAGTTGAGCGTCTGAACTTCCACGATGCAATGCGTCAAGCTGAACGCAATCGTGAGAGCAGACAGACAGACGATGTACCAGTTGTTATCAACAGAAAGAACAGAATGGCTACTGGCGAAAGCCTTTGTCTGCTCAGACTGGACGACCTACTCACCTTTTATAAGGCATACTTAAAACAGGAGGGCTTTATACATGAGGAAAAATGCCAAGATGTCCTGTCTGTGGAGGAGAGCAACGAGAGCTCAACGTCTATACCATAAAGCAAGAGTGGAAGAAGATGTTGGAAGCTTGCCCAAAATGTTGGGAAGAAAAAATGAACAAGTTGCGAAAAGATGAAACCGAAACTTCCAAAAATTCTAAGAAACCTTCAAAGTAGTTCGCCTTCTTCCAGCCTGTCGGCTGGGAAGGCTACTGGCAAACATGCAAAACTAGTACAGCAAGTGTGGAACTGGATCGTTCACGATCTGTCTGCACCTTCTCCAGACTACAATGACATGCCTCCCTGCCCTTATGCCAGACACGCTTTGCTTCATGGTCAAGTAATCTTCCACACCACAGACGACATTCAAGCAGCCGTAGAAATTAAAGCTATCAGCAACGACCCAGACTTGTTCACACACGTATTGATTATCACAGACATCTCAAAGAAGCTAACCCCAGACGCCATGATGGATTTTATTGACGAACAAAACAAAAACCACTTCGGTACTTGGATGATAGGTATGCACCCTGATAGTGAAGATGCTGAATTATCTGTCTGGCAAGCACTCAATATGGACGACTGGGGCATACTTCTTGTGCAATCATTGTACCATCTTGACAACGCTTTTGGAGTTCTTTTGGACACACCCTACTATCGTGGGCTCGAAGACTTCAAAGATTTAGTAGACAGAAAGGTGGCAGTTAATGCGTGGAATGAGAAAAAAAGTAAAGAAGTCTTCAGGGAAGAAAGTATCTTACACGAAGACGAAACCGAAACCGAAGAAGAAGTGAGGCACTGATATGCGTGGAATGAAAAGACCAAATCGTGGTGTCGTGTTTACCAGGTCTGGTAACATTATGCCAAATCAAATGAGGATGGGTATGAATCCTCAAGTCAACCCTCGTACGAGGCCATCATCAATGTTCGGTAGAAATATGGGAGGTCGTAAGCCGATCCTTGGAAGACTAAGAAAGAGGTAGTCCCATCGACCCATTAACTGTAGCCCTTGCAGCTTTTAAAGTTGCTAAAAAGACTATTGAGCTTGGCAAGGACGCACAGTCGATTGGGCGTGACCTCGGCAAAGTCTGGTCTGCCATTGATGATGTCAAGTCTGAAGCACGAGATGCGAAAAAAAAGGGGGGAAATGCGATGGAGAAGTTCATCGCCCTCAAGCAAGCTGAAGACCTTGAACACAATCTGAAGCAGATCATTCGTGCTACTCGTGGTGAGTCGGGCTTACGACAATTCATGGCTCTCAGACAAGAAGAAAAGAAAGTCGTAGAGAGAGAAGCCTACGAGATACGTAAACGTAAAGCCTTCATAAGAGAGTGCATTACAGTATTCATAGGTGCTATAGTTTTTTGTTTGGGATTAGGGGGCATGCTCTATATAGCATGGCTCTTTTCAGAAGGGAAACTCTAGGGGTAAAACCCCTAGAGTATTTGAATTAACGCATCATATCCATAAAGCGTCTGGCAATGACTTCATTGTTGCACTTGTCACAACAACGCCCTTCTTTAGCGAGAGGGTCTGGATTATGTCCATGCCCTTCAGACACTTCATTGCATAAGACGCATACAAATTTTTTCTCAAGAACTTCTTCACCGAAATATTCTTCCATGTTAGTCCTTAAAGAAAGCAATGTAGATACAAAGACAGAGGATAACTACTTTACCCCAATCTAAATCGAAGCGAGTACCCTCGCCAAATCGTTTTTCAAATTCTAAAAACTTCTTCATTCTCTTTCCTTTCACTTGGTCGCATGATTAATTTATCTTCCTGTGGTGTAACTCCCCACCAAACTAGATACTTCTCGGCTTTTTCCCCAGACAGATAGCCGTGATCCTTGTCTTTCTTCAGGATACGGCAGTGTGCTAGATACTTAATAGCTTGACTTATCTGCCCAGAACTCTTGCCAACAGCCTTACTTATTATCTCCAGTGTCAGCTTTAGTTCCCTTGGCTTTGTCGCCAGAAGGTGCATTACTGTTATCGCTGTCTTTATTTCCAGTGGTTTCAGTCTGTGCATTGCTCGTCCTCATTACGTTATTCATCACCCATCGGGGATTATGTATGCAAGCAGACAGACTTGAGATCACGTCTACTGCTCCATCCTTACTCTTTACGTTGGCATTGAATGAAACCTCAACGCCAAGTAACTTGTTGTCGTCATCGACAACGGCAAAGAGATTGCCGATGTCGATTGCTTTTTTGTTTTGATCGTTGGTCAATGTACCACCTCATTTTTGTTCATTAGTCTTTCAGCTTTGTGGGCTGAAACCCTAGTCTCTTGTAGCACATCTATTAAATCATCCATGTAGACTTTTGTCGTCTCTGTCTGATGATTCATTCTCTTTTTGACAACCTTAATCAGATCGTCACAAAGCTTGTCTATTTCCTCTGCAAAATTTACTCTTCGCATACTGCTCCTTCCAAGCATGGAGGTGGTATGGCTCTGATCTTCTTGGCTTTCATCTGCATGCTTTTGCCTGTTCGTTGATGTTTAAGTTCCACATTTTTATTTTTAAGTAATGTTCGTACTAGCATTGTTTCCTCCTCATTGATGCTTTGTATGGTACATAGGCAGGTTGTTAGTTTAGTCCTTGAATGTGTGAGAAGTCAACTGTCCCATAATAATCAGTGGGACATGGGACATATCTGGTGTAAAACACACAACCAAGACACAACCAATAGTGTTACGTTAGGTCACTTTAGGGGGGTTTTTTAGCCAAAGGATTAGTATTTTTGTCCTTGGTAATGAAATCTAACGTACTCTTGTCAGCAACTTTTGATGTGTTAATATCTACTCTCTTATGCTGGCGTAGCTCAGTGGTAGAGCACTGCTTTGGTAAAGCAGAGGTCGAAGGTTCAATTCCTTCCGTCAGCACCACATTTTCGTGGGACAGATTTGGGACAGACACATCCGAGGTAGCATCCAAGCGTTCAATAACACTCTTCAATTTAGAAGGAGCAAGATGTGCATAGCGTCTGACCATCTCCAAACTGGCATGACCTAACAACTCTTGCAACTCATCTAGCCCTGCTCCATTCTGTCTTAGAAGCGAAGCAAAAGTATGCCTCGCATCATGGGGTTTAAAGTCTGTGATCCCTGCTTTCTCACAAGCATCATTCCAAAAGTGATAGAAGTTAGTGTTGTCACTTTTCCTTCCATCATTATTGACACCAGACCTTCTCCATGAAGTCCCCAATGGATTTGGAAAGACAAGACCACCACCACACCTAGCCCTCATCATTGGCTTGATGGCTGATAGAATTGGAACTTTTCTCCAAGAAACTTTCCTTGCCCTACCCTTCCTTGTGTAAAGCATAACCTCATCACCTATTATATTCTGGTCTGTGAGTTCAAAGGCATTGCCTAATCTCGCTCCAGTGTAGAATAGAAAAGCAACAAGGTCTTTGATTGCTTCATCACAGCAAGAGATCAAGTGATCCCTTTGCTTCATGCTTAACCATCTTAACCTACCCTCACCTTCGGGAGGTTTGACGAGGTTCACTTCCTTACCTTGCTCATCTCTAAAGATGATGTAAGGAAATCCCCTCATCTTACTATAGTTAATACTGGCTATGAGTGTCGCCATTTCTTTACGAATGGAAGACGGCTTCGTCCCCTTCCGATTGAAATGGCTATACACTTCCTTAATATCCAAGTCCAAGACCTCCCTCTTGCCAAAGAACCTATCAAAATCATTCAGAATATATCCGTTTGCTGATGACAAGAAACCTTCTGGCCTACCTAAGTACCGACTATTCATGTCGGCAACGAGGTAGTCGCTACGTTTTTCTTTCTTTGGCTCACAAGTCTGCTTAATAACTTCAGCTTGTATAGTCGGCAACAAAGACTTGGCATAATTTTTTTGATTATAAGTGAACTTCGTACTACGCTTGACCCTCACTCGCTTACCATCAAGCCGAGTGATTGTACCCATTGCGTACCAAGTATCACCACGTAACCTAAGTTTTAGCATTGTCGTCCCTAATTAATAAGTGGTCAAATGCTTTACCCCCTTCGTTCCCCCAATTAGCATCCCAATTTCTTGGCAAACCTTTCGTAAGAAGCTGATAGCTTTCCTCGTCTATCTCTTTCAAAGCAGGTAAAACTTTCAACACAATTTCTGCCCTTGCATTGACACCCAACCTCTTAGCCACAGTACGAACATGTATCTTCGCAGTGTTCTCAGAGATATTAAAACGTCTGGCAATTTCTGCATTACTTGCACTCCGACAGAGCATCTGCATAACTCCGTGTTGCTTTGGTGTAAATCCATGTAATACATACTCTGGCCTTTTGTCTTCTGGTGTCTGTTTAAAATTTGGTTCACTGATATTCTCAAGTGTTCCAAGTTTCTGGATAATCTGGTCGAGTTTCCACTCGATCCGATCTAGTTGTTTCATTCTTTCCTCGATAAGTTGGAGGAGAAACACTACCTACAGACCATTGATGTTTAGGTTTATTGTGAAAACCAAACCCATATAGGCCATTCCAATTAGTGCATCCCTCAATTTCAGTTCTATTGTAATTTATGTTTACAATTTCTTTTGCTTTAAGATATCTCATTGTTACCCCTCCTTGTTTCTCGCTTCTGTCCTTTCCAGAAACTAAGCTCACCTTGGAGTGTCCCTAATCTCTGTTCTTTCGGACTTCCAGTAGGATAATTGCACCAGTTTCCTTTCAATCTCCCTACACTCCCAAGACTTGTGAGAAAAACAACTCTCCCATTTAATCTTTTGAAAGGAGAGAGGCTGACATTTTCTTTAGCGATCACGTCATCAATTATAAAATTAGTTGTCATATTTTCTCCTATTTATGTATAGTATTCTATACACTACTTAATATAATGCTGTCAATAAACTTTTCAATCCCTAAGTATAGTGTTTCTCTATCCACCTATTAAGGTCACGCCAGTTCGTACTAGGGTCTGGGCTATTAAATGCAGGTGATCTATACTTTAGTTCGTTGTGGGTATCCCCTTCAAATATATCACAAGCAGTGTTATCTCTGACACACACACGATACTTCTTGTCTTTCATTATGAGGATCAACTCACCCTCATCTACAGTTTCGTAGTCCTTCACCATTGTTCCCTCTATTCTTGCAATGGCTGGCTTCTTCGGATCGTAACCAGTGACATGCTTGAAGCTGACATGCCCTGTCTTTTTCCAAGACTTGCCAGACCATCTGGATTTCGTCTTAGGCAGCAGGTCGGCTGCCATTAACTTCGCTCCCAGTTGATTGTATACTGTAACCTTCTGGTCGTTTTCCAAACCATCAAAGATGGTGTTAATCTTCTCGTAAAATTTATCTATCATTTCTTCTTATCTCTTTCTTTCTTTTGCATTTCGTCTAAAATTTTCTGTTCCTCCAAGCACTCTGGACAAGTGCTTGGATCATGTTCATCTCCGTAAAGGTCTATTGCCCAAGGCTCTTCGACCAGTGCTGTAGCAATCTGGTCTGTGCTTTCCAAGAACCCTTTGACATCAAACTTTTTCTTGTTTGGCATACCTTGCTCTCCCATTCATAGCGATCTGGTTTCTCAATTTCATAAGCTGGTCTTTATCTTCTTGCTTGATAGCATTGCCTGAACCATTCGTATTTTTATTCATACGTCTTCGCTCAATCTCATTGTTAGCCCAGATCAATCCACACTTGACCGAACAAAAGTTTCCAAACTTCATTACGTACTTACCAGTGAAACACTCTGTTACCCAGTAAATGTGTCCGTAGTTATTTTGTCTGGGAGTTTCCTTTTTAACCTCAAGGTTACCCCTATACTTTTCGCCAGGTCGTGTAGCATAGAACGTCTTCACTTGTTTCTTCGCTTCACGTTGGCAGTTGTAGCATCGAACTAAATGGTTTAGTTCCTTCTCTTCTGATTGTGTATCAGTTCTCATCATTTTCTTTCTCCTCCTGTTCTACTGTCTGACAAACCTCACCTTGACAGCAATCATCGACATTTGATTTGCACACTGGACACTGGTAGTGTCCGTGTACAAAAACTAAACTCACTTCACTCTGGCATCTCGGACATCTAGTCATCATCATCTCCCTCTTCTTTACCTTCTTCAAACCCATCGAATTTAATTTTCATTCTGTCGTCAGGATTTCTAACTTCCATTCCAAAATGCTTCCAAAGAAAGTCACATTCATCTCCATAAATCCAAGCCCAAGTATTACGCTTAGTCATCATAATCCTCCTCTTCATCCAAAGGTTTTTTGTGAAAAATAACTACAGTTTTATTGGCATCCCCATCGCCATATTCCCAATTCGTATGCCCATACATTTCTGTACAAGCCTCATCTAAATAATCACTAGTCATGTATCTATACTCCTTATGATTGGCATGATCTTGGAACGATCTAACTGCCGTATGTTTTTCTTTCTCACTTGCTTACCGACCTTGAGCCAGAACTGCATGTGCCAACGCTTTTGTGGATACCATTGCATCCACTCATAACGCACTACTGTTTTAGGTTTCTTTTTAAGCGACTGCATTTTGAACCTTGAGTAGCTTAGAGTTATCTACCTCATACCTCTCACCAAGTAATGCCTTGGCTAACTTACCCAACGCTTCCTTCTCCAAGTCTTCAAGCTTATGAACTACCACATAATCTGGATAGAACTGTTCAACTGCACTGCTATCTATCCCTATCCCAATACAATCAACCCCCTCTTTCTTGGCACGATCAACAGCATAACGAAGATGGTCTTCATCTGTCATAACTCTGGTAAGTGGTTCAGGCATACCAGCTTTTATTCTTTCAGGTTTACCATTGTACCATCCAGACGCAGGGTATCCGTCTGACAAGACAAGCAAGACCTTCCTTGCCTCTCTCCTCTTGTGCAATCTATTCAATGCCCACAAGACACTCTCGCCATCCGTATTTGCAGCCGTCCAAACCTTTGTCATATTACCAATCGCTCTCTTGGCTAACCTCAACTGCTCATCAAAACTCTTGAAGACATAGCCAGTGAGTACCCCTGTTCTTGCGTAATCGTTAAAGCGATCATCGTCAGTGCTTTCTGGCTTTAGTTTAAACCTTTCACCTGGGCTCTGAACATAATCAGTAATGCAAGTGGTAAAGCCAAGTATCTCATACTGCACCATCGTCCTCTCAATAGCCTCAGTTAAAGCAATCGCTACTTCTTGAGCCAGTTCAAGTGGGTAACCATCCATAGAGCCAGAGCAATCAACTAACATCGTGACTGCTGTATCAATCTCTGGCATGGGCTCTCGTTCCTTATAGACATTGGTCTGTCCATTAAAAGCACCAACCAATCGCTTGTTATCCAACCGACCAAACTCTCGACCTTGATCCCAACCTCTGTTCATCTTGGCAGACAACGCCCTCTCTATCCGTCTGCGTATCACATTGGCAGTGCCAGTTTGTTGCTTGAGTTTCTTCTTGTATCGTGCGTCACCATTTGGATTGGATAAAACATTTGCAACTTCTTCATGGAAGAATGTATCCTTAGTTATCACAGCGTCATACGTTGTCGTGTATGGTTTGTAGAATACACCACCTTGAGCCTTGTTCTCCATTTCCTTAGTGGCTTTCTCTACCTCCTTATCGAAGCCATGATCGAATGGTTCATGCTGACCCCAGACATTGGTCGCTCCTACTCCACCCCCTTCAAAATCTTTATCCTCTGTCGGGTCTTCTGTAGTATCATCCCCATGTTCTGGATTGCTTTGTTTAGTTCCGTTGCCCTGCTGATCTCCGTCCTCACCATCAGATTTTTCTGCTCCCTTTTGAGAGCCCTCATCTCCTTTATCAGAGTTTGCTTCAGCGTCTGAAGATTTCTCATCTCCTTGACTTGCACCTTGTCCATCGTTCTCAGTGGTATCTTTCTGTGCTTCTTGTTCTTCTCCGTCCCCCATTGTAGTTTGCTCATGCTCTGGTGTTCTATTCCCATCAGTTTCATCCTCCCCATGTGGTTTCTCTTTGGGCTTGCCCTCTCCTTCGCCTTCGCCCTCATTATTCTCTGGCTTTGGTTGACGCTTTTTATCTTCAGCCATCACCTCTTTGTATATTTCATTGGCTAACTTCGTATTGTCTTGAGTACACTTACTGCTCTCGATCTTCTCGACCCAACCCTCAAGCCTTTCTTTGAAGTCATCATCAAGTAGGTCAAGACATTCTTGGGTATGCTGTATGCCATCATAATCCTTACGACCTTCCCAAGTGATCGCAACACCAAGCACCGACAACCAATCCTTCGCTAACTTCTTGGCATCTTTCCTATCGAGAAAAGATTTGTTCACGGCAGACGCAGTAGAAGATACATTCTTCTCAGCCCCTGGATAGTCGTTAAAGATTTTCTTCTCTAACCATATATCCTCAATAGCATTGGCAAGACCAAACAAGAAATCATTACGAGTTCCATCTGGGTTTATGCAGTCTTTATTTCCAAACCTATTGACCTCATCAAAGTCTGTGTGCTTAACGTGACCAGCTTCGTGGTCCGTATAGCCACGCATCACAGACATGGTGTCCTTGTCAACTTCAGCACCATGTATAAGAGATGGCAGGTTAATGGTATTGCCATCTGTAAATGCTCCGTCCCCTCTAAAGACAACTTGAACATTCTCATTACGTCCGAAGATCGCAGACGTTTCTGTCATTTCATGTTGAAATAATTCTGATTTCATTCCTTATCCCCTATTGCAATTTTCATATACGCATCGCCAACCCTTACCTTGAAACGATACTTCACGATGTCAGCTACTGCCCTCTGTAATCCGAGTACATTCTCTGCACCACCATAGATAAAACCTGCTCCCTCTAAGACGTCAGCAAAGTAGGTAGATAAGACACGAATGATTGTGTTCCAATCCTCTGTGCTGTATCTCACTTGAGCTCCAGTACCATTGGTTTCCATTGTCCCTTTCTTCTGCAAGTCCAAGAGAACGGCATCAACCAATGCCTTGCTCGAAGTGTGAGGTGTCTTAATTTCTGGATGTCTTTCTGCATACTCGTGAGCAGAAGTCACTGGCTTCTTGTTGATGCTATGCCGTTGGCTCTTAGGAACTGGTGGTTTCCAAGCCCTATCTTTTCGCTCCGTCTTGAAGCGTTCAGTCGTTAGCCTAAACTCTTCTTGCTTTTCTTCTGGCGTTCCAATGCCAAGTTCTTCAAGCATACTATTGGCTATTGTTTCTTTCTGTTGTGACATTCTCATCCTCCTTATAATGTCCGTTAAATTTTGTAGTCCAAGGCGTCCATTGATTTTTCTCTTGAACATCCTCTTCTTCTCTAAAGTTTTCTGGGAAAACTTTCTTGAAGGCATAGAGTAATGCCTTCTCAATATCGTCTTCTGTAATCATGCTTGCTCCATGTGTCGTAAGATTAATTGGTAGTCATGGTAGGTAAGAACTCTGTCTCCGACCTCAACATCGTGAGGCCAGAAGCCAAAGTTTTTGTAGTGATCTTCGGCATAGTCCTTGATGTCCTTTGCCTCATCTTCCGTCACGCTTTCGAGAAGACCGATGACCATGTCGCTGACCCTACCCATCAGTTATCTCCTCGGCATGTAGTGCGTCCCAATTAGGCTCTTCATAATCAATATCTTCCCAATCCAATTCATTCCATTCATCCATAGGGATGTCATGTGCCATGCTCTCTGCTGTATCTCTGTCTTTAGCCTCGACAATGGATTCAGCACGATAGGAAACATCTTTGTAGTGAAAGATTTTAAACTTGGGCATCACTTCACCACCCTATCTACGATGCCATTGAGCACGGCATAGTCTTGGCTTGTTGCTCTGTCTGTGATGGTAGTGGCGAAGGCTCTCTTGATAGCACCATTGGTATCCTTGGGGTCAAGTGCTGTGAATGTGGCAATCGAATTTGCCAGTGCAAGCATACCTCTCGGGGAGATAGGCTGAAGAACCTTGGCGTCCTTGAACGCTCGAAGATGTTCGATCACATACTGGCAGACAATATCGACATGAGACTTATCGAGGGTAGGTACTTTCTTCTCGATCAGTTTCTTTCTCTGCTTGGCATCAAGGTAATCTATCTTTGCCCAGACAGTGAAGCGATCAAGCAATGCCATACTCTGTGGTCTAGCACCAGCATACATACCTTTCTCATCACCTTGACCACATGTATTGCCAGTGGCAAACATTCTAAATTGTGGGTGAGGTTTGACAATTCTCCCACCATCTTCCGTAATGACCAACCCATTACCCTCAAGGGCTGATTGCATAACGTAAGCTACGTCTGGTCTAACGAAATCAATCTCGTCAAAGCAACCAATCGTAGGTGTCTGCATCATTTGTGGCAACTTGCCGTCTACGAATTTGGATATGGTCTGTGTGCCATCAGATGTAAGAACATCTCTACCAATCAGATCATATCTGCTGACCTCACTATCGAAGTTGATACGGCTGAACATATAAGACAGACGTGCAGCACCTTGCTCAATCAATGTCGTCTTACCAGTGCCAGTGTCACCATGAAAGTATGCTCGCTGATTACTGAGCAGGGCATATAGAAACTTCAGCAGTTCATCTGGTCTGAAGATATAGTGAGGGTCTACCTCTGGCACATGAGGATTAGGTGCATCCCAATCCCAACATGTCACATCAAAGTCAAACTTATCTTTGCTCATGCCAAAGACTTGATAGGCTTTCTTGAGAACCATCTTGCCTTTAGGAATGTCCACTCCATTAGACGTCTGTGCTTGCGTAGTCATAGGGGTAGCAGGTGACATGGCACTCAACTTTATTCTGCTCTCAAGGTCAGCGATCTTACTATCCTTGATCTGCATTTCATGCGTAGATGAGTTCACTTTCTGGATCATGGTTTCTATCTTCGGCAAACCTAAGTTATCCATGATTGTATTGACGATAGATGCTTGCTCTTTGGTGGGTGTTTGTATCTCACCACTGGCTTGTGTCTGCTTGGCAGATTTCTTTTCCTCGCCAGTGATATATGCACAAGCTGAATTGTAACAATCACGGAGCTTATCGAAGACTTCTGCGTTGCTATACTCATTGTCTATTTCATCTACATCTATGTCTGCCCATACTTCAACGGCTGAGTTGAAGATATGCTCGAAGCTAGAGTGTATGCGACATGAGTTCTTAACTGCCAATACAATCTGGTCTTTGTCTTGACACTCAGTTTCCACTGCTATGTCGAGGAATAGGTGGAGTAAATCTTCGGCACTCACTCCCTCAAGCAAGGGCTGATTTGTAAATGGGTACTTACCAGAAGCATAGCCATCTCTTATCTCTTGGGCATCGCCCTTGTGTGTGCCTTTAATCATAGTTTGAATACAAATATGATTGCTTTTTTTGCCACAGTTATCCACGTCCCATGCTAATAGAACCAAGTTGTCTACTGTTAATGAGTCACGCCATTGTGACCATGTCTTTTGGGTAGCGTGATGAGTTTTGGTTTCTCTTTTAATCATGTAGTCACTTCGTTCACAAGCTACAGACACATAGTCTCGTAGCAGTTTACGTTGCTCACCTCTTGGTGAGTTGAATATATCCTTTAGTTGTTTAGGCATTATACCTCCTTTGGTTAATAGGATTATACTCTGTGTACATATTAACATGTACATCAGTTTATACAAGTTTATAATTTGGGTTGTAGTTAGGGGGTAACAGAACCCCATTGAAAAGCCATAGCATTGGCTATGCCTTCGTAGAATTTGCTTCGTATCTTCCAACGTAATGGGGAAGGTGAAGCATTGTGGACATCAGCACGAGCCGTGCTTCCATCCAACGTCCCAGTTGGCTTGAGGTTGGGCAACCTCTTGAGCCACAGACAAGTACGTTTCTTTACATTGTCTGTACCATTCTCATCTGTACCGAATTGCCAAGGCTGTATACTCTGGCTAAACTCTCGGTAGTTTTTGATCCTTTGCTTGGCATACTTGTGCATGACTGGGTTCTCAACTGCAATCAAAGGAACATCTGCATTGAGCAGATCACTGAACAGTTCAGCACCCTCTTCAAGTTCCCTCCACATTTCGCCAAGCGTTTTGTTTGGTGGTGCTTTATGCAGCCACCTCACTCCAGAGTTACATAACCTGGTGCAAGGTGGATGACAGACAATCAACATATCAAATGCGTCCAGTGCTAAGACGTCCCTCACGTCTGCCTGAATGTGTCTGTTTGTTGGTATGTCTGAGGGTAGTATGTCACAAGACCATGTGTCATGTCCTTGTTTAAGAAATGCTTCCCTCACAACACCACTTGTTTCACAGCCGATCAAGACTTTCATTGTCCCCCCTTATGTTTTTAACTTTGGCATGATAAATACTTCTTGCGTTGTTTCTAAAACAACTGGTTACAATAATGCTTCCTAGATAGTTGTTGTTATCAGTAGCAACAACTGGTTTTTGGTTAAAGACATGACCCTTTGTGTCTAGCTTGAACTGGTCAAGAAACTCTTTAGACATTGTCACTGTCATGTGTACTTCTAAATCCATTGTTACTTTTTCTTTAGCCATCAGTACCCCTTCGCTTTCTCCCATGTTTTGTAGTAGTCATCAAAATCTTTGTAGCCAAATTTCTTTACATCTTTCTCATCTAATTCCTCTAAGAGTATGTCCTTTGGGTGAGGAAATTTCTTATGCAAAATCAAAGCATCTCTGAGGACATCAAGATAGTTTTGTCTTGCCTCTGCTTGTGTTGCTTCTCCGTCTTCGTGTATACATTCAGCAGACATAGAGCCTTGGATTTGTTCCCAACATTCTTTAGCCTCTGCTATTGACATTGGTAGTGGTTGGTAATGAAATCCACGAGTGTAGTTATAGGTCATCTATTGTTTCTCCATATTCAATTTCGCCTAAGATTTGGCTGTCTGTCATTGACGCCACCTTATCCAATATAGAGAGCCTAATTGCTCCAACATTCTCTAAAACATCAGGCTCTTCTGTGTCATGTTTGATGGTAAAACCTAAGTAGCATACTGTATCGTATTTCTTAGAGGCCATACTCTTCATGCTGTTGCTCCAGATTGGTCTGTGATTTGTAGTAAGTGTCGGTTAATGATGTTGCCGAGTGGTACTTCGGGAGCAGACTTGGAATCTTCCTCGCCATACATCTGAAGTACAAGAGGCTCGACTTCAGGCCAGTTCTCTATGACCTTGCCAGTTGTTCTCATCTTGTTGATGTTTGACTCTATGTCATCAGAAAGGCAACGGCATTTTTGTCCAAGATCATATACCTCTTTGTACATTTTCTCTTGGGCTGACAAAAACTCGTCCATGTAAGGTTGATAAGTTAGCGTGATCTGATGGCTGTGATAGGCTTCAGGATTAGTTGCTATGCAACTGTCTAAAAATAATTCAATGCTGAATTTATGTGCTCTTACACCATCGTTACCTTCTTGATTGATGAATGACCTGAGAATTTCTATATCCATTTTCATGTGATTAATTTGGTCAATAGTGTCTTCGTCTTTCATGTCAAAAACGAGTTGTGATGCTTCTTTCTGAGCATCTTCATAGTAGTGTCGTATCATACCCATTCTCAGCAGAACTTCTTTGATTGTATACCTATCGTCCTTGCCTTTAGGGTCAAAGTTTTCGAGTTTTCGCTCATTAAAATACCAATTCAACATTGCTGGTACTTTCTTGACTTGCTTGTATAACTCTTTCCTTATTGGCAGAAAGAGATCGTCTGCATCTCTTAGCTTTTGTGGTAGTGCTTCGATTTGTTTCTTCGCTCCAACTAGTGTGATGATGTTAGCTAGAACTTCTGCTTTGCTTGTGCTAATTACTCTGCTTTTCATTTAAAATCCCTCCACGAATATGTCTGTGTTTGCTTTCCATTTGTTCTCGGTGATGATGAAGCCTTCTCGATCAACGAACCGAGTTCCGTTAATGATTGTGACATCGTCTGAGTCAAAACTTCTTACGGCTGTCCAGATGAACTGCTCACCATAGAGGGAGCATTTCGTTGGGTCTGTGTCCCATACTGAGCAATCAACGCTTGCTTCATCAAACTTCGGCCACCCTATTGGCTTGTACTTGTCCCACCAAGTCTCAATGTCATAGGTTATTTGCTTGCGAACTTTCTTCGCTTTGCGTGAGTAGATTTGATATACGTTCATTACTCAACCCTCACGGCTTTCTTCTTGTGACCATGAGGAAAGACAAGAAAACTCATTGTCATGTCAGGTAGTTCTTTCTGGTCTGGCATGATGTCTGTTTGATCGTCCCAATCTGGTTCAATCATTTCGATCTCGTCTTGTAATGTTTTGTCTAGTGTATCCATTGTTACCTCCAATTTTAGACATAAAAAAACCACCAGTCGTCTTGACTGGTGGCTCGTTGTTGTTAGAAATTTGACGTCTTACTAAGTTACTTATCGCCTACAGGTGTGACTTAACTCCGATCAATTTTGTTGAGGACTTGTTCGATCTCCTCGATAGTTGCATTGTCTTTGACGCTACCAACTTCCTTTGGCATACAAGAGTATGTCATCAGAAATCTTGGTTCGTCTTCGCTGTGAATTTCAAACAACGACAAGCCGTTGTCCTTTGCTTTGATCCATGCTCTGTGATGTCTTTGTGTTTGTATGATTTTCATTTAACCTCCAAATATGAGTTCTGCGTGAAGTATTATGTAGATGAAGCCAACAACGGAAATCATGCCAATGATGTCTTCGATCCATGCTCTGATCTTGCCTTTTTTCTTCATGCTTGCCTCCTTGTATAGATGGGACGACAGAAATATGTCGTTTCCGTTAAGTTGTTGAAATGTTTGTCGTCAGCCTATTGTTCTTGACCTCGAAAAGAGGTTTTCAAAACGTCCGAGAGGCTGAAAACCTAGAACATATCCCTGAGAAGGATATGAAAACACAGAAAAAACAACGACTTAGTCCTTGTGGGACAGAGTTGTTGTCGTTTTTCCTGTCAAAAACCCTCGTACCACAAGAGTTTTGGACAAAAAAAAGGAGGGAAGGCTTTCGCCCTCCCTCGCTAGGATTAGCTTTTGATGATGTTCACGAAAGCCATAACCTGTGCGACTTGTGCTTGGCTCAAGCCACTCAACGGATTTGCAGGTGCTTTCGCTTTCGCTTTCGCTTTCGGCTTCGCTTTAGGCGTAGCGTCAGGGTTCGTGAAAGCGTACTTGACTGGGTCAGCAACACCTTCGGTGACAGCCTCGATAGCCCTTGTGTAGCGAGCTTTCCAGCCCTCGCCCTTGTTCTCGCGAGTCATTCGCTCGCTAAAGCAAGCGATTGCGTCCTCGTGTGTGCAGATACCCTGTGCGAGAGCTTCCGTGATTTCCTTGATGGATTTTCCGTTTGTGTTATACGCCATGTTTTCCTCCGTAAATGCGTTTTGAAAAATGGAAACCGAAATTTCCACCATAAGAAGTTCCCTTTTCGCCTACAGGGGGGCGTACACCCCCATCCCCCGTTTGCGTTTTTTAAGTTGTCACCTCCCCCACCCCCAAAAGTAATCGGAGCAAATTTTGAAACGTAGAGGTGTCTATAAAAATTGCGAGACTTGTGGAAAGGAGTTCTATGTCAAAGCCAGCAAGGACGACTGGGTCAAGAATTGTAGCTTAGAATGTAGACGAAAAGCTCCAGAGAAGAAAAAGAAACAAAAAGAGTTAGAAGAAATGAAAAAGGTAACAGACTTAGCTACGAAACATGAGCTAACTCCCATGCAATCTTCCCATATCAGAGGGCAAATCGCTGGCTTTGTACGAAACCAGATAGATATAGCCAATAATGTAGTAGTTGGTGCAGTAGAATGGAATCCAACCCAAGCTCGTGTCTTCGGTATGCTCCTTAATAAAGTAGTTCCAGACCTAAATGCCAGTTATGTCCAGCATGAACACAACAATAAGAACATTATAGACCTCTCTCGTGAAGAACTAGAGCGTATTGCCTCTGGTATTGACGCTATTGAAGCAAAGGAAACGACAAATGAAGGTGAATAACCCCCAAATGGAAACACATCTATCAAAAATAGGCGTCCAAGAGTTTGGAGATGCCATGAAAAAACTAGATTTATCTACTATTCCAGCAGAAAAACGCTCTGATGCTATCAAAGATCACCTTATGGGTATCATGTCTGAAACAATCCTGAACCCTACTGCACGTTTTGACATAGCTATGGCAAGACAAATGTATAGAAAGATGAATAATGGTAGCTAACTCGCAACGAGAAGCTGCAAGATACCTATTAAAGTTAAGAGATGCCCAAGAAAACTTCCTCGGCTTCGTAAAGATTAATTATCCCGACTGGGATATTGCAGACTTCCAGCACGAACTCATTGATGCCCTAGATAAACTGGAGAAAGGTACGCTCGGTACTAACAATCTCCTGATAACCATGCCTCCCAGACACGCAAAGTCTACCTTTGGTACAGTCCTTTTCCCTGCCTACTTCATGGCTCGCAATCCCAACAGATATATTATGTCCTGTTCCTATAACAGCCAGCTTGCCACAGACTTTGGCAGACAAGTCCGTTCAGTTGTGGAAGCCAAGCCTATTCACCAAGCCTTCCCAGACTTTAACCTCTCCCAAGACAGTCGAGCAGCAGACGTCTGGCGTACTGAAAACGGAGGAGCTTACTTTGCAGTCGGTATCGGAGGTACAACGTCTGGTCGTCCAGCCAACCTTCTTCTCGTAGACGACCCCATCAAATCCAGAGAAGATGCAGAGAGCATGACCCAGAGAAACAAGACCTGGAACTACTACACATCAGCCCTCGCCACTCGTCTTCAGCCAGAAGAGAACCACAACCCTCCCAAACAAATCGTTATCCTCACACGCTGGCATCCAGACGACCTTGCAGGTCGCCTTATTGAAAGTGAGGATTGGAAAGAAGGTCGTTGGACACATGTCAATTTCCCTGCAATTAAAACACAATACACTGGCAAGAAGATCGGCAGACGACACCTGCCAGAAGATCACCCTATGTACGTTAAAGCAGGTCAACTCCCAGACAACCCAAGTCAACGCTACATCAAGGAAGAAGAAACAGTTGCCTTGTGGCCTGATCGTTTCTCTCTC